CAAGGAAGGGATCTGAATCATGGACCCGCTGAAGCGCATCGGAATCTCAAGGGAGCAGGTCGCTGCTCTCACTGGGGCAAAGCTGGAGAAGCCAGTGGAACCAAAGAAGTTTGCCCCTCACATCGTCAAACCGGACGACACGGCTGCTCTGGTGCGGAAGCTCCACAAGTATGGCATGACCACACGCGAGATCGTGCGCGAGCTGCGTATCACATCCGACACGGTAAGGCGGATACTGGCTGACAAATGACATACAACTTTCTAGCCCACTGAGTGGTGGGTGACCGCTCGGTTGGTTCTTCCCCCTCCTAAGGTGGCTTCACATAATTGAAGGCTTCGAGAGTGTGAAACCAAGGGCTGGCCGAGCGGATGTTTTGTAACGAACACAACTGGAACGAAGAAGGCCTATGCCATCGGTGCGGAATAAACTATCACGTCGACCTGTATCACCAGCTCAAGCGCGCAAGGCTCGAACTGGCAAGGGTGCTGGAGGAAAACGAGTCCCTAAGGCAAAGGCTGCAGGAATCGGAAACACATATCCGGAGGATCAGAGCGCGGCTGAAGGAGCTATCATGCGGATGGACGGCTACGACGACTGCATCGTCGGATACGTAGAGCGCTTCGGGATGGGGCCGATTCTCTGCTACGACAAGGAGAAGGTGCTGGCCAAGCTCACCAAGGAGATCGGTAATCGCGAGGACGCGATGGAGTGGTACCACTACAACCAGCTGGGATCCTACGTTGGCGAAGGAACGCCCTGCTTTCTCATAAAGGACAAAGACGATGTCATCGATCAGTGAACTAACCAGACAGGTGGAAGAGGCCGGACTCTACGATCCGATTCAGGTCGGAGAGAAGGTCATCAAGTACACTGGGGACTACACGATGAAGGGCACTGTGCTTGCGGTGTTTAACACCAGCGCGGGCCAGAGGCGATTCGTGGTCGAGCACAACGCGGAAGCTTTCGGAGGCAAGGGCTACTTCCTCCACATCTACGGACCAAACAACATCAAGAGAGACACATCACCATGAGCGACACACCCAAGACAGACGCACTGGTCATCAACATACTAGGCGTCGAGGTAGGATACACGGACCTGATTAAGCTCTGCAGGGACATGGAGCGCGAGCTTGCGATACGGCCCAAGGTTAGGCTGCACACAAAGGCTGGACGGCCTCGCATCTCAACTGAGACCCAGAGGCAGATCGCGCAGACGCCGCTCTCGGTTAAGGATTCGCATCTGGCAAAGTCTCTTAAGGTTTCGACCCCAACGGTGTCTCGATACCGGAAGATGCTCGCCAAGGAGGCCAAGCCATGAGAGACGCGCCAAGGACGGACACGGTGCTGGTTGCGTGGGACCTGACGCCTGAACCCAAGGTGCTCATTGAGCATGCACGCCAACTAGAACGCGAACTCCATGCGGCCAACGACCGCATCAAGCGGCTGGAGGAGGCTGGAGATAGAATGGTCAACGAAGGCTGGAACGAGCCGCACCTTGCCGGTTTATGGAGGCAAGCCAAGGAGGCCAAGCCATGAAGTACACGATGGAGAAATACCCGCATTGCCCACCGAGGCATGGGTTCTCGATCTTCAGCCCAGACTACCGCACGAGGCTCAGGGACATCGCTCCGATAGGCATCGTCAGAGAACTTAACAGACTACTGCGCCGGATTCAGAAGTTGGAGAAGGAGGCCAAGCCATGAAAAACAACAAAAACACACGTCTCACCCAAGACCAAAATACCTACGTCTCGTGGAACCCTCCGAGCGGAGTGACGCTACGCGACTACTTCGCAGCGGCGTCGATTGGACAGCTCATCACCGAACAAACTATTTTTGAGGCGGCGAAAGAAGCAAACCAACCCGTCAGCCATGTGGTTGCGAGTATCGCCTATGACATCGCAGATGCGATGATCAAATTGAGAGATGTAAAGCCATGAGTGTTGTAACAAACACTGATGAGTATTTGTTACACAGGGAGCGCAGGACATGAGCAGGAAAACGCATACACATTTCTGACCAAATGAAACTCAGACCCATAACGTGGTGCGTGTCGCCAGAGGGCGAACCCACATTCAGTGAAATGAGCTACACCATCAGGATCGTGGACGAGGGCGGCGGCGAGTACATCGAGGTGGAGGACAAGAATGGAAGGATCGGCTTCAACTCAGAGGAATGGCCGCATCTTAGAGACGCCATTGAGATGGCACTCAAGCAGACCATAAATCGGCAATGAACGATACACAGCCCCAGTGTAGCGAGCAGCGCAGTGACACCCCCAGAACCGACTCATGGACTTGGGATGGATCCTCGCCGCCAATGGAAGACTTCGAGAGGTTCGCAAAGAAGCTGGAACGGGAACTGAACACCGCCGGACAGCACATCCAATCCCTAAGGGACCAGCTCCAGAAGTCCCAGATCACCAACAGGGTCCTGCTCACGCTCTGTGAGGAGGCTCAGACGCTGGTGCTGAAGAGTCCGAACGAGGCCTTGATCCGACGCTGGTTCGCGGACCTCAGAGCGGCCCAGAGGGAGATCAACGCCTAGCCGGAGCACTACTTTGGATCGACAAGCCAGCCCCAAGAGGCTGACCTGTAGGACACCATGAACGAATCACATCAGCGCAACTCCCCAAGAACCGCAGACACCGTCTCCAGAATCGCTGGGGAGCTGTTGCCAGGAGAGAAGATCAACCGGCCGGAGGAGCTGGTGGTGCTCTGCAGATCCCTGGAACGCGAACTGGGCGAGCTCAAGGAGGAAGCGGTCAAGCGCCACGAGTTCGAGGAGCTCTCCAAGAGCCTGCAATGGGAACTGGATCAGTCCAGAAACCGCATCAACACCCTGGAGCTCTACATCAAACGCCTCGAGGACAACGAGGACAACCTGCTCAGGGAGCTCTTCTCCCAGAGCGAGAACATCAGGGCCATCCGCAACACCAGACCATGACGGTCTGCGACCACACCATCACCAGAGTCTTCCTCTTCCAAGGAGCCAGAGGAACGGAATGGTGTCCGGTCTGCGGAGCCATCCGAGTGATCCGTTTCACCAACCCAGAAGCCGGAAGCACCAAGCTGGCTCTGGAATGGGAGATCCCGCAGGTCTCCAACCTCACCTTCTCCGATGACATCGAGGGAAAGGAGGTGGACACATGAAAAAGAAGAAGAAGGGTTCCAAGAAGTAAGCGCCAAGGCCCCTGGGAGACTCCTGGGGGCCTTTTTATTCCCTGACCCTCCTGTACCCCTGCTGCCACACCAAAGAGGCCAGAAACGCCGCACAGGCCTCCACCTTCTCCTCCTCCCATTCCGGCTCCATCAGATGCAGCAGCTCATGGATCAGGGTATCCAGCCGCTCCTGCTCCCCCTGCCTGGGATCGATCTCCACCACGTTCTCCCCATGCCAGGCCAAGCCATAGGCATTCTCCCGCCCCAGCTTCTTCTCCACCACCTTGACCTTCTTGGGCAGCACGTGCAGACCCTCCCATTCCGCCCATCCCCTTCAACACTGAGTCACAACCGCCATACACCCCTACCATTCCTACTATTCTACTATTCTGTGTAACAGGACTAAGGCTTGACAGGGGTACCCAGAAACCCCTTATGTATCCCCCAGCTGCTCCTGCTGAATACGTGAGTGGCCTATGGTTAGCAATGAGTCTGCCCTAGCAGACTCAGGAGGTGCCCCCTAGCCCAATAAGCCGTATCGTGAGCGGTGATAGGTGAATCCCCTAACCGTCCACCCGAATCTGGGAATGGTGGTGGTGGAAGGAAGCCCTAGCACACTGTGGAATTCCAAGGGGGTTGAGGGGGTGCCTCGGTGGAATATCCAGAGAGTTGAGAAGGGGGGTACCCTATATCCCATACGCTTACCCACCCGAACCCCGCTCTACCCCCCCGCACGCGCATGTACGCGCGCATACGCACGCGGATAAGATCGCGCACGCGGACTATCTAAGGGAAACGCCTATGTCACCCTCCGGAACCTTGGGGAGTCCCAGTATCCGCCGCCAAGTCGACTGTAGAGTGTCGGGGGAGAGCCCCGAACGCTGGTCCGGTAAAGGATCGGCTGCTGGGCAACGAGGAGTTTGCCCCGCGTGTTCGTGTTGAGCGGCACGCGTAACCGAAGCGGTCCGTTGAAACCGTCCAGTGCTGGGGGCGTGCCCCTTGTTCACTCGGCCGAAAGCGAAGCGGATGTCCAGCGGAGTGAAGGTGGAGCCGTACCTGCGAAGGCTTTTGACGTCGCGTGCTCGTTTGAACCGAGGGCAGTCTGGGGAATTCGCCCCAGCATAGGACCAGCCAAAGGTCATTCGTTCTACCGCACCAAGGGTTGGCAACCTTGGTCCGGCACTGGTGCTGGAACCTTAATCCAGCGTCACGAAGCAAGTCGTCAGGGACAGGGCCAAGGTCTTCGGATCGGCGTCACTGCCAGCCTGTCTAGGTGCTACGCGCCTAGGCTAGTCCCGAGACTTGTGGAGTGGACGGATTCCCCAAGGGCGTTTCCTTGGTGCATCCGCAACACTACACAAGCATTACCATGAACCTCGAAGTCTCCACCGTCACTGTCGCCAACAAGCCCATTCGTTTCGGATCGAACAAGGCCGGATGCGGCCTCGTTATCGTCACCCAGAAGAAGCTTGGCGAGATCACAGGCCTCAAGGGGGCCGCCCTCAAGCGCGCCCACTTTGAGTACCGCCTCGAGGCCGGAAAGGCCTTGAATGCCGGTCTATCGGCCGGAATGGCATCCGGCGAAATTATCACCAAGAGCGTGGTGCCCACCAAGGGCGGTGGGATTCGTGCGGTCTTCGATCGCGTGGAGTCCCTGAAGTCTCCCGCAGAGTCGGTGTCCGCCAAGGACAAAGAGATCGCGAGGCTCCAAGCGGAACTCGCCGCACTGCGCGCCACTCAGGCCGCCAAGTGAGCCAACAAGAGCCCCGAGTCTCGGGGCTTCCTTGTCTCCCCCTATGGCTGGGGGACTGATGAAGGCCCAGCAAGGCCGAAACAAGGAACACCAGTAATGAATCTCGGAACACGCAACACGATCAGGTCCAAACTGTCCGCCTGTGCGGCACTCCGCCTCTTGGCGGATGGTGGGTATGGGGACAACAGGTGGCTGGAAACGGCCAAGGTGCTGGAGACTGAGGCCCACGCCTTGTGGCGCGAGGCTGGCCTCGAGGACTGCCCGACTTGGGAGTTGCTCATCCTGTTGGATGAGCCGCTCTCCATTCTCAGGGAGAGACAGCGCGCCTTGAACGTTCTAGTCTCGGACGTAATGGGCCACGCTAGGCCCGAGAAGTACCCAGTGGAATACGTGGAGCGAGAGCTCTATGGAACGAGCCTAATCGCAACCACCGAAAGGTGGGCGGAGATCAAGGCCCTCGCGGCCGAGGTGCGCGAGCTCGAGGCGGAGCTGGAGGCCTGATTACCACTCCGAAGCCTTCTCCTCAGGGGGAGGCTTCTGGGAGGCGATCATGCCTCGTTCAACACCACACACATGAGAACTGCAAACACCACCAAGGCCGTCAGCGTACCCACCGAGTCCTCCTACGAGGGACACCCCACTCTGGTGCTTCCGAATCCCGACGATCCCACCAAGCCAGGGATCTCCTTCGGAGCGAGGAAGCTCCGAGCGGTTCTGGCCCACCTCGCCGAGGTGAAGGCCTTCGTCGCCAAGGCTCAGGCCGCGCCCAAGGTCCCCAATGGGGACGTCAATGCGGTGATCGCGTCCCTGAGGTCCTCCGGCAAGTCCGCCGAGGAGATTCTGGCCACCCTGCTCTCGAAGTGATCTTCGCTCCGACTCCATCCCTGAAAGGGGGTGGGGTCTGGGAGGCGATCATGCCTCAAACAACACACACCAGTATGAACTACGCAGCACTTCTGTCGGTGCTTATCAGCATCGAATCCAATGGGAATGACCATGCCATCGGAGATGGCGGAGCGGCCCGTGGGCCATTGCAAATCCACAAGGCCGTGGTCTCCGATGTGAATCGGATCAGCGGGAAGCGGTTCGATTGGGTCCGAATGACCAATCGGGCCGAGGCTCGGGAGGTGGCCACCATTTACCTGAAGCACTACGCCACGCCTCAGCGACTTGGGCGTGCCGTTACCCCTCAGGACGCGGCAAGGATCTGGAATGGCGGGCCGATGGGCTACAAGTCCAAGGCCACCCTGCCCTATCTGCAGAAGTTCAACGCCAAGCTCAAGTAACCCATGAACAAGTACCTGTGTTTCTATCGCGGCAAGACCCTCCAAGTGGAGGCGGAAACCTCCTACGAGGCTTCTAGGAAGGCCGCCAAGATCTTCAAGGCCAAGCGGCCTTGGGATGTCTCCGTGATCCTTGGCGAGAATGCCAAGGGTTCCGTCACCCACTCACCCCAAAGCATCACACCATGATCGAAACCATCGGTCGAATCCTTGTCCTGATCGTCATAGCCGCCGCCTTCTGGTTGGCTTGGGTGATCTTCTGATAGCAACCATAACACAACCACTAGAACTATGCGTAAAGTCACAAGAGGAGTCTGCATCGCCTTCCTAGAAGGCCTCCCAGCGCGGGTGGATAACACCGACACCGATGGGGTAACCCTTCGGCTGCACCGCAACGCCATCGCCCAGTGGCGTATGGACGGGCTTTGGATCACCACCGCTGGGTGGGACACCCGAACCACCTTGGAGCGCCTCAACGGCCTGATGCTGCTCTGCCAGTTGAAGAATCCAATCCCCGCCAGCTCGAGGACTCCATCCATCTGGATGAATCGGGGCAAGCTCATGCTTGGTTCCGAGCCTTGGGATGGCGGCTGGACCCGCATCGAGGTCAATGTGGAACGTAGCCTGAAGCACCTCGCCCTGATCGCGAGCCAGCAGAAGGAGGCCGCATGAAGATCACCGGACACTGGTTGCCATTCTCGAAGTGCGAGCTTCTGGAGCTTCTGGAAGCTGCCCGCCTAGCCCTCAGGGACGACAAGACCGCCGAGGAGCTGGACCTGAGCGACGAATACCTCAAGGAGCTGGCCGAGCGGCTCCACCAATACCTGAGAGAGCCATGAACAAACCAATACATCGACGAGCCATGAAGAAAATCAAACCACTGTCCAAACGGACACTAGCAGAAGGCAAGAGGATCTATCTGGACCAACAGCTTGCCACGTGGAAGGCAACAGGCGTCCACCCTTCCGTTCAGCACGCCAAGGAACTGTTCCCAGACTTGGGCGCAATGATCCTTTATGAGAAGGGGCGGACCCCAAAGCACCGGACAGTTCAAGGTGGCAGGTGTTGGCGTTACACGTTGCTGCCTGACGGGAAATGGGCGTGCTATGAGCAAGCCCACCATCGCCAGCCGCGCAATGGAAGGCGTCCAGTGCTTGTTGGATGGAGCAAGGTCACAAATCAACCGCTGTTCCTCTGGAATCTATGAGCCGATGGAACCCAGCCAAGTTGAAGCAGAAGAACACCGAGCTTGCCCTCTGGAAGCTCGGATGCGAGCACCCCGCCATCGAGCGGGCCAAGGCGTTGTTTCCGGACGTTGCTACAATCATGTTGTACGAACGTGGCCGGACACCCAAACGCAGGACCATCGAGTCCGGTCGTCGCTGGCGATACCAGAAACTCACCACTGGAGAGTGGGTAAAGGTCGAGCAGAAGCACTATCGGCAACCGTTGAACTGCAAGCGTCCGGTCCTGATAGGTTGGCGAGAGGGAGCCAATAAGATCGGCTCGCTTGCCACTTTCATCTGGAACTTGTGACATACTAGGTGTAATACACCTTCAGTCCCATGACATCCACACTGACATTCAACCTGCCAGACGATGCCGCCGAGCACCATGCGGCGATCCACGGCATGGCCTACCGCCTCGCGCTGTCCGAGATCCGTGAGCAGATCCGACAGAAGCTGAAGTACGGGCACCACTTCCAGTCCCCTGAACTGGCACTTGAGTGGGCGCACAAGATGGTCATCGACGTCTGCCAAGACGCTCTGAACCCAGACGAGGTTCCCTGAATCACCGGCCGAGGGTGTCCTCGGCTGTTCATGCCTGTCTCCGACGAGTGTCGGCGGCAGGTTTGAGCATTCAAACCAAACACTAGGTGTAAAACACCCATCAGTACCATGAAGTCATCAGAAATCATCAAGCGCATCGCAACCCTCATGCGTCACCGCAAGCCCTTCCTCCTTACGGGGTCTCCTGGGCTGGGCAAGACCGACTGCATCGTCGAGGCCGCCAAGCAGGCTGGTCTGCGATGCATCATCAGCCATCCTGTCGTGTCCGACCCGACCGACTACAAGGGCATGCCCGCAATCGTCGACGGCAACGCCCACTTCCTTCCCTTCGGCGACCTCAACCAACTCATCGAGGCGGACAAGCCCACGCTCTTCTTCCTCGACGACATCGGTCAGGCTCCGACATCGGTTCAGGCCGCACTCATGCAGCTGATCCTCTGCCGCAAGGTCAACGGCCACGCCATCAGCGAGCACGTCACCTTCGCGGCTGCCACCAACCGCCGATCGGACAAGGCCGGTGTCGGCACGTTCATCACGCCACTGCTCGACCGCTTCGACCAGATCTACGAGCTGGAGTTCGACTCCAGCGACTGGGTCGGCTGGGCCTTGCAGAATGGTCAGCCCGAGCCGCTCATCGGCTTCGCTCGCTGGCGTCCCTCGCTCATCAGCGACTTCAAGCAGCCCAAGGACGACCTGTCCAAGTGCCCCACGCCTCGGTCGGTTGCCAAGCTGGGCGACCTCATCAACATCGGACTCGACGACTTCGACACCTACAAGTCGGCGTGCGGCGAGGGGTTCGCCACCGAGTTCGCGGCCTTCCGCAAGACCCGCGACCACATGCCGGACATCGACGGCGTGCTCAAGGATCCGGACGGCAGCGACCTGCCCACCCGTCCCGATGTCCTCTACGCCACCGCTGCAGCGCTGGCCTTCCGCGTCACCGCAGGCAACTTCGGCAACGTCCTGAAGTACTCCGAGCGGATGTCCCCTGAGTTTCGGGTGATGCTGGTCCGCGACTGCATCGCCAAGTCCAAGTCGCTGGAATCCTCTCCGGCCCTCACCAAGTGGCTCATCAACAACCAATCAGTAATCCTGTGAAGAAGCATCCCATCATCGACAAGGCGTACGTCGCACTCGTCTGCGACCATCCCTTCTGGTCCACGCTACTGCTCAACCTCGAGAAGGTTGTCGACACGTCAGCGACTATGTGGACCGATGGCAAGCGACTCGGGTACAACCCTGAGTTCTGCGAGAAGATCGGCAAGGAACAGACCATCGGCGTGCTCGCTCACGAGGCTGCCCATGTCTTCCTCAAGCACATGCTGCGGCGTGGCCAGCGCGATCCGTTCCTGTGGAACATCGCCTGTGACCATGTGGTCAACGCACTGGTACTCGACAGCGGACTCAAGCTGCCAGACGGTGCCGTTCCACCCATTCGTGGCAAGACCGCTGAGGAAGTCTACGATGGCCTGCTCCAGAAGCAGAAGCAACAGCAGCAGCAACCACAAGGCCAAGGCCAAGGCGAAGGCGGAGGCCAAAGAGTGCCTCGTCAAAGCCAGCAGCAGGGGCAGGAGCAAGGTGATCAGGAAATCCAAGGCGATCCTCCCAAGAGCGATCAGCAAGGCCAAGGCTGGGGCGAGGTGCGTGATCAGAAGGGTGAGAACGGTGGCGACCTGTCCGATGCCGAGAAGGGTCAGGCTGAGCGCGACATTGACATCATCATCAAGCAGTCCGACACCGCTGCCAAGCGTGAGGGCAAGCTGCCAGCGGGTATGGACAGGCTCATCGAGCAGGTGCTCGAACCCAAGATCGACTGGCGTGACGTGCTGCAGCGGTTCATCGGCGAGCGTGCTCGATCCGACTACTCGTGGCAGCGACCCAACCCACGCTACTTCAATCGTGGCATCGTGCTGCCCAGCCTCGACAGCTATGGCATCGGCAAGGTGGTGCTGGCTGGTGACACGTCCGGTTCCATGACCAGCGTCCTCCCGCGTGTCTTCTCCGAGATCATCTCCGCTCTGGACGTGTACGAGGAGCAGCACACCCAAGGCATCACCGTCATGTGGTGCGACACCAAGCTGACCGAGCAGGTGGTCAGCGACATCAGCGACCTCAAGCCTGTAGGCGGTGGCGGGACCGACTTCGCTCCTGTATTCCGAGCGGTCAACGCACGCCACAACGACGCCAAGGCGGTCGTCTACATCACCGACGGCGAGTGCAGTTCGTTCGGTGAAGAGCCCTCCTGCCCAGTCCTCTGGGTTCTCACCGAGCGGAACAGCTGCTTCAAGCCGCCCTTCGGCGAAGTCCTCGTGATCAACGAGTGACCACACACACGATCCATCAGTGCGATGCGCTGGTGGGTCGCAGTGTGGCCATGCGCCACTGTTCAACAACAACACCAAACACACACAAGCAACATGCAACACGAGAAGTACCTGCTGGTATCGTTCCGCACCTCCAAGTGGTCGGCCCGTAAGTTCGACGCCAAGGCCACCGAGGAGGTCGCTGCCAACCACAACGCGACTGGTGACATCGGTCGCTTCAACAAGCTGCTGCTCAACAAGAGCGACATCAACCCCGTCAACGCCGCCTTCGCTGCCGCACGTCGCCAGCACGACGGGCTGACCCTGCCTTGGGACGATGACGGTGACCGCCTCCTGCCGTCCGCCCGACTCATGGACTACCGCGCCAAGATGCAGCCGCATCTCACCGAGGTGGACCTGCGTGTGGCCGACCTGCTCAGCCGCTATCAGGATCTCATCGACACCCGCCGCGTGGAACTCAACGGCCTGTTCGATCCCGCCGACTACCCCAGCGAGCAGCAGATCCGCGAGAAGTTCGCACACAAGATCGAGATCAAGCCGGTGCCTGCCAGCGAGGCGATCCGATTCGGTGATCCCAACATCGAGCGTGACCTGCGTGAGCAGTACGAGGAGATGCTCAAGGAGCGCGTCGAGGATGCACAGAGGGAGGTGTGGTACCGCCTGATCGAGCCGATCAAGCGCATGGTGGACATCCTCACCCGTGACGGCCGCGTCTACGAGTCAACCCACAAGGCCATCCTCGACATCGCCCGTCTGGTTCCGCAGTACAACATCAATGGCGATCCCAAGCTGGACAAGGCTGCCAGCGACATCTACGCGCTGATGTCCAAGGTCAACGTCGACATCCTCCGCGACAGCGAGGCGATCCGAACCATCACCGCCGAGGCTGCCGGAGACATCCTTGCTAGGATGGATTCCAAGTATGCCGGAGCGTTCTGAACCATGACACCAGAGCTGAACCACCAACTCACCATCACCATCTACACCATACTGGCGATCATCGCCTGCATCATATGGATACTCAACAACCACAGACCAAGATAGACTGGGAGCGATTCCACATCACCAAGATCGCGAGGTTCAATGGCTGCAAGGCCGCCTCTCCATCTGGCGTGGCCCGCTTCATCAACAAGCGCAGGAACGCAATGGTCCTAGCTCGGATGCTCAATCGTCCATCAGCGCACAAGCTGACGCCGCTTCCAGAGGAAAGCAGGTTGAGCATGCTAAGCGAATCGGCGCGGCTGATATTTATTTCACGCGACCGACGATACGTCTCACACGCGCTCTTCGACTCACGACTGGAGTCCGCAGCGAAGAAGGACTACCTGATCCGCAATCCAAGGAAGCGGGTGGTCCATAACGTCGAATGCACGATAGATCGCCACAGACACTTCATTAGCGGAACCACCAGAGAGCTGAATGGGAAGTGGGCGAAGGATGTAAACTGGGTCTGCTACCACAGCAGGGTCGACATCTTCAATTCGGGTCGCGCCATCCACATCGAATGCACCGGCAGAGGGAAGCCGCCAAAGCGGTTGGTGCTGAAGCGTGCGGGCTTCGTGTTCAAGAAGCCGTACTCAGCGACAGGTGGATACAGGCTCTCGTTCGTCGAGCTGCACAAGGTCGATGCCCATCCCAAGGACGGCCTGATCGCAAGGCTTCAAGCCGACCACCTGTGGGATGACGACGCCCAGAAGAACATCGACAGGCTCTGCGCTGATGCGATCGGAGGTGCGGCATGAGAACAGCGGACAAGGACGTAGAGGACTACGCATACAACACGGCATGCATTGCGCTCATGCTGGCTGAGAGACTCGCCAAGGATCGCACCGTTGTGGTTGGCGTTGAATGGATCGGGTATGCCGCACTGGGCATGGCCGATGCCGAACGCATCTCCAGCGAAGGCCTTGGCCTGCTGAAGCTGGACTACGACAAGGTTCTGGATGAGGTGGTGGAGCTGATCAGGAAGTCAGCGCTTCAGCCAATCTCATCGTGGGACCTGAGAAGGAAGACCTACGAGATCACCATCAGCGCAGCGTGCAGGAAGAAGATCACAGCCAACACACAACCATGAAGACACACACAGAAGACTACATTCACGACGCGTGTTTCAACGCAGCGCAGCTTGCGTCACGTGTCGATCAAAGAGCCGGATCGGTACAAGCTTCCGAGGCGATCGCAAGGGCGGCCTTGGGAATGGCAGATGCCGAGTACACAGACGGATTCAAATGGGGAGAGCGAGCATCATTCGACGACGTTGCTGACAGCGTTGCGGAACAGGTCGCGAACCATTTGAGACAACATGATAGAACAGAGTCCATCTTTGGCCTAAGGATGAACGCTTACAACACAACCATGGCAGCAGCCGCATTCGGTGTGCTGCACAAGGATTGACTTGCAGCACCAATGGTGTAAAACACCTCACACACAACCAACAGCACTATGCTATCACCGAAGACACAGCAGGAGGTCAGCGAATGCGTGCGGGAGAAGATGACCAGCAACTTCGCGGACATGAAGATCCGCATCGAGCCGATGCGCGAGGCGCTCAGGAAGTTCGAGCAGTCGGTCAACGATCGCTCACTGGACGGCATGCATCACAGCTTGGCCGATCTCTCAAACACATCACTCAACTGCAGGGCTAGGCTCCAGTACATGCGTGGCATCTGGGCCGTCCTCAGAAACGTACGTGACAAGGACCCCATCGATGAATGAAGGAGCTTTTCATGCGGCTGTGGGACATCGCGTTGATCTTGCTAGAGATCGCAATCACGCTGCTCACTCTGAGCCTCTTCTCGATCTTCCAGTGACTCCGATTGCAGGCAGATTCAAACCTGCATCCATCCCGTTTAACTCGGAGCAGCTGGCATCGCTGCTGCCGAAGTACTACGAGATGGACTTCGTCGGTCTCACCTACAACACCATCGCGTTCAACAAGGAGGCGCTCAACCAGTTCCTCAAGTGGATGCGGAAGGGTGGCTACGAGTCGGTCACAGTCGAGATGCTGCATGAGTACATCAAGTTCATGCAGGACCGGCACACCACGATGATGGCAACCAACAGGTGGGGTCGCGTGAAGCGGTTCTTCCTGTGGATGGAGCGGCTTGGATACATCGAGCGCAGTCCACATCACGTGGTCAGGAACAGGGTGACTGAGAACATCTCAAGTCACGTGCGACCGATGACTCTGGAGGAATACCTGAAGCTCAAGCAGGTCTCCGAAGGTCACTGGCTCAACTGGATCTACACGCTGGCTTGGAACAGTGGCATGGCCCTAGTCGACTGCTGCGCGCTGCGCTGGGGAGACATCAATATGGACCAGTGCTACATCAGCGTTCGCCGCAAGAAGAGCAAGGCCGCTGCGGTCATTCCATTCTCGCCATCAGACGAGCTTGGGAAGGCGATCGAGGCTATGGCTCAGGTGAAGCACGATCCGGATGACTTCGTGTGCCCAGAGGCTGGCGGCAGGCTGAGGGATGACACCAGAACCGGCCTGATCAGGAGGCTGTCACTGAACATGTTCCGCAAGGCGGGCCTGTCCAAGGGCGTGTCGATCCACTCGATGCGCCGCTCCTTCATCACGATGTTGGCCAACTCCAACATGAACACAGTGATGGCATCGAAGATCAGCGGACACACCAGCCCGAAGATACTGGCTAGGTATGTGTTCCCAGACCCGAACGTCCTGAGAAAGGGCGTTGCTGAGGCCAAGGAGAAGTTCGGAATGGACAACTTCGCATACGTGGAGCCGTCCAATGTCCGAGTGAAGGGAAGATCCATAGCTTGGAAGCCCAACAGCCACTACATTGTGAAGAGCGGCAAGGGGCTGAAGCTTCCTGATGGAACACCCATCACATTTGTTTTCACCTCCGCAGTAGCGGAAGGTAGAAAGGCGGTCGTCACACCCTGTGACATCGAGATGAACCCTGTGGGAAACCTGCAGATCATCGCCGACATCACAGACGTGAGGCCGTTCGTTTAGAACCAAGAACCAATAACCAAAACCAAGAACTAACAATGGCATCGTTCAATCAAGTCACACTGGTCGGAAACATGGTTCGTGATCCCGAGATTCGTTCACTCCAGAACGGAACCCAGATCGCGAAGTTCACGATCGGTGTCACGCGCAAGTGGCAGACCGAGAACGGAGAGAAGAAGGAGGAGGCGACGTTCATCGACATCGATACCTTCGGTAAGGTGGCCTCTGTCGTTGAGAAGTTCCTCCGCAAGGGTGATCCGGTCCTCGTGGAGGGCCGCCTCAAGATGGAGCAGTGGGAGAAGGATGGGCAGAAGCGCAGCAAGCTCATCGTTGTTGCCAACAGCCTGCAGCTGCTAGGCAAACCCGTGGACACTGGCGCTCGCCAGCCCATCCAAGGCAGCAGCCCAGCCGCAGCTCCGGCCCCGCAGCCGGTGGCTCAGGATGATGTTCCGTTCTGAACGGAATTGACACGCACCATGCTCGGTGTTAAACACCTCACGACCAATCGGGAGATTGGGAAGTGAACGCAGTGGTGAGTCTCGTCCGACCGTTTCGGATGGGTGACAGTCGGGAATAGACCGACACCTCTTTCCTCTTGAAGGACTTCATCGGAGAAACGCTCGCGGCATTCCCACCGAATCTGATCCGAGTTCTGGCACGAACCGGAAGGGGAGCCGCAGCGAGGAACATGACCCACGACGAGGTGGCTCAGCGTTCCGGCCTCAAGAGATCCAAGATCCGCAAGTTGTCCGCGCTTCAGTCATGGGACACGGTCGCCATAGCTGATGCGGACGCCTTCCTGAAGGGCTGCAACGTGACGCTCAGATCCCTATGGAAGCAGCGGGCATTCCTAAGGCGTAGCCTCGACCCAAGGGTGACATCAACCCCGCTGGCCTACGCCGTGCGCGGGAAGCGGGTCCCAAGGCCGCCATCTGCAGAGGCTTTGGTGCGCGCAGCTTTGAGCCGCTCCTCCCGCCGCGTGTCAGCCTGAGCTTCATCGGCCTGAGCTTGCGCAGCTTGGTACGGATCGTTCGGATCGCCTTGGGCTTGCGGGTGAGAGCCCTGATCCGACGCATGGCGGTCATTCCACCGCCTCCATCCCGCTCCGCCTTAGGCTTGATGCCGTCGACCAGCTTCTGAATCGCAACGTCACCGCGATCAAAGACAGCCCGCTGCTCTGGGCTCATGCGCGAGCGCAGTCCAATCTTCTCGTCCGAAGACAGCATGCGACCGAACGCCTTCTGCTCTGGGAACTGGGACTTCAGCGACGCCTTTACCGCAGACCAAGGATCGGCCACGCCGGTGGCAGCCTTCACTTCCGCAGCCTTGTTCAGCAGCTGCTGAGCACCAGCATTGTCGCCTGCCGCACTGGCAGCGACCGCACGCCGTATCAGAGAGCTGAACTGGGTCGGCTCCATTCCGGCACCGCCGCCACTGGTCTTGAGTTCTAGGCTTCCCGCATTCCTAGAGGCAACGCGAACCGCATCTGAAACCGCATCGCGAGCAGCAACAGAAGGGATCCGATTGAGCGCTGGGCTGAGCACCGGAAGCGTTCCACGCACAGCAGATAGCACCGCTCCAGCGTAGTCTCCAGTGGCGGTTGCGTACTTGAGTGATCTCGAAAGCGTCGAGATTGCACCAAGCTGCGGGCTGAGCTTTGTCAGGTCAGTGAGGTCGGCTCGGTTCTTCTGAGCACCAACCAGACCTGCAGCAATCTCTCCCCAGTAGGGGACCATTCCGGCAATCGCAACAGCACCAAGCTTGGATATGTTCTTTGATGACGGATCTGAGATGACGTCCCTGAATGTGGTCTGCGAATACGGCCTTCCAGTAATGATGCCATAGGCAACACCCTTCGCCTCGTTCGCTGGGATTCCAGCCAGCATCAACAGCAGGAGCAGCGCAACGAGTGCTGCGAGTTGAATTGCACCAGCAATGACCTTGTCCTTGCGATCTGTGCTGATTGAGGAAATGCCCTCAAGGGTTCCAAGCCAGTTCCCCATCCAGCCAGGGAATCCGATGAGGAACCGTATCGCCCTTCCGAATCCGCCACGTGTCTTGATGATGTCGGCTCGAGCGGAATCAATGGGAAGGTTGGAAGCTGCCAGACCACGCATCAACACATCTGCTTCGGCATTCTGATCAGCGATAAGCGGAACCGAGTAGATGTCCTGACCGGATTTGCGGGCCGCTTCGACACGCTTGTGGTAGTCAGCCATCAGGAACTCAATGCTTCCAGCAGGAACCAGCATGTCCTTCAGCATGATCAGCTGCTCAGGCGTCCAGCCAGCGTTCTCAAAAGCTTCCTGAGGAGTGATGACATTGTCTGGGTTGGCCCAGTTGTCCCAGCCAGGGTTGCCTGACTTGGAACGAATCTGCATCAGGCGCTCACCGGCCATGAACATCACAGCCAGATGCTTCTGCAGTGTCCTCGTGATCTCGGTGTTGGCGAGCTCGTCAGCCTTGGGCTGCATGCTCATCATAAACTCCCGCAGAGAGGCTACCGCTCGATTGGAGAACATCTTGTCGATCGCCCTAGACGAGGCGGATTCGACATCTCCAGGCTGACGAACCACGTTGCCGTAGGTTCCCATCTCGGAGATCAGCTTGGCGCTTTCAAATGGGCTGACGGTTTCAGGTTCCCATCCACCAAGCTTGGCAATCTGAGCAACACGAGCGTATTCGTCGGAGACCCTGATGAACCTCTCAGCAAAGACACCGAATGCCCTTCGGTTCTTGCGCATGATTGCAGACAGGGTCGGGTTGGTCGCGATCGCCCTCTCGACAAGACGCAGCACAGGCTTTGTACCAGCAGTCAGGAGCGCGCTCGCCATCGCCCTAGGATAAGACTTGAAAGACAGGCCTCGAGTCATCGACCTAGCCACAACATCTCCACCAGCTACGCCGAACAGATAGTTCGTGATCGGAACCATCGGCGTGGTGAGCAGGAGGATCTTCTGGGCAAGACCGACTTGGCCTAGAAGGCCGCTGTCGTCGTGGACATTGATGCCCTGAACCCGCTGCGTGAAAGTGTCGCGAAGGGTTTGGACTAGGCTCAGCAGCGTCTCTGCCTTGGATCGATCGATGTAGAACTTGCCGCTCTTGATGTCTGCCTTGAGCGAATCCGGATCGGTCCTCATCCGCTCGCCCATGTTGACGATGTACTGCTTCAGAGCGGACTCAACGTCCATCATCTGACGAGCGATCTGAATCAGGGAAGGAATCTGTGCGGCAACCAGAAGTCCGTTGATCTCTGCGTCAGTGGACAGCGTGTACGAATAGAACACCCCAGGTGCCACCATCTTGCCACGAGGCTTGGTGAACTGGTTCAGCCCATCCACAACGCTGACGATTGCGGTTTGGGATTTATCGTTTCCACCGCTGATGGAACCGTTCGAGCTCTCTTCGACGTATTTGCGAGCTTCCTGCTGGCTGACGAGCTTCTCTTGGTCGATCGCGATCGAGAACTTGCGGACCTCATCGAGCAAGCTGCGCTTGATATCGGACTCTATGTCGGACATCGACGCAGCTGCAGGACTCATGTCGGCGATCTGACTGACAAGCTCGTCGGTCGTGGTCGGTAGCGAAGATGGGTTCTTTCGCCACCGTATCGCCAGCTGCTCGTAGATCTTAGCGTAGTTACTGGTGTTCTCGAAGTCGCTATTGGTCTCAGCAACGTACCGCCTCAGGACCTTGTTGAACGCAGTTGGATCATCGAAGATGGCCTCGATAGCCTTCAGCTGAGCGTCCTCATCCTTGATGCTGTTGACCGCGTCTAGGACCTTCTGAACGTAGAAGCTCGGCGATCCGGCGTAGATCTCCTTAAGTAATCTGCGAGGGGTTGTGGCAGCTCCTGCGGCAAACGCTCTCCGGAGTCGATTGCCTTCCCTGATGAGCGTCGGGAAGTACTTGACGACTCCGCCAACAAAATCACCGCTTGTGACCGCGTACACCTGATCCGAGAAGCGTGCCATCAATTCGATGGCAGCAAGGTCCTCCTTGGTCACGACATGCCCGAACGGAGTGGCTTCCCCAACCTTGATCGCTGGATCTCTGTCGTTCTGACGGGAGTTGAGCAGCTCATTGGCAACCTCTTCGCGCCAGACCATTGGATCCATCCCAGGATGAGACTGGATAGCACGATACTGAGCGATCTTGAGAGCCTGAGCTCCAAAGAACTTATTGGCTTTGACTGCGGACAGCTTCTTCTCGAGCGAGTCTTGGATGGCGTTGAGCAGAGACAACCTCTTGCCCATAGGCCCAGGAATCATTCGAGCCAGAGCCATCCGATTCACCAGAGCTTTGACTCCAGGGAATCTCCTACCAAAGACGAATGGGTTCAGCCATCCAGCGGTAAGCGCAGGAGACGCAGTCTGGGCACCGTAGTTCCGCAGCCTCTCGCTGAGCTGCTGAAGAGACTCAAGCTCCACTGGATCAACAGCAACAGTCCCTGAGGCCAGCTGCTGAAGGCGTGCCTGCACTGCGGACACAAGCTTGTAGAAGTCTATGCCAGCCTTTGTGTCGGCAGCGACATCGAGCTGAGGATTGAAGAAGTATTCCTGACCATCAACAACCCAGCGCTCGCCACGTCCACGTGGATCAACTGTTCCAAGGATCTCTGGGTTGGAGTAGCCAAGGTTCTTGGTAGCGGTCGCGTACGAATCCTTGAACTCGGGAGATGCAACGACGCTCTCGAGCAGAGCGATCTGCTCAAGCGTAGCTGCGAACTCGTTGTCGATCCGTTCGATCTCAAGGTTCAAGGCCTTGAGGCGCTCCAACTCAGCCTCCTTTGTGGACCTCTCCCTATAGTATCGCTTTGCGAAATCCTCTATCGACACCTTCTTGGACTTCGCAGCAGGAGAAGTGGATGCCAGCGCGAAGTAGTCCTCGAAGGCTTTCCTGTCTGCCGCAGCGAGATCGAGATTCGCCTTGTAGTCCTTGATCGCCCCAAGCGAAGAGGCGAGACCACGATAGGACTCAAGAACTGAACGCTTACCAGAAGCCGGAGGAGTCAGAAGCTTTGCGATCGTCTCTGGAAGGACCTTGCCGACGAGCACGTTGTTATCGACGACGTACTTGATAATCGCGTCGTTGTTGCCAGCAGCCTTGGATGCAGCGATGACCGAATCAGGAACCGCATCGGAGATGATGTCTATCGCCTTTGAGACGTCCGCATTCTGCTTCTTGATGTAGAGGGCCGCGTTGGTTGCGTTGACCTTGGCCTGCTCCAGAGCCGCATCGACTCCAGCGAATGTCCGCAGCTCGTCTCGAATGTACTTGGAGTAGTCCTTAAGCAGTGAGCGCTGTGCGTTGTCAGCAACCTGAGCCGCAGACTTCGCCGCAACCGCTTCGGCAAGCATTGAGATAGTGCGAGGCGATGTCATCTGCTCTCGCAGTGCCTCGAGCTTGGCATTTTTCTTGGCGAGAATGTCTAGGATGTTCTTGTTCTGATTCCACACCGCATAGCTGAAGATACCCTTGTTCGGATCGTTTGGATTGATCGACGACAGCGGAATGGATGTCGTTGAGATTTCGTTCAGTGACTTCAGCCAGCGCATCCCACGCTCAGCATCTTTAGAGAGACCAGCAAGCTGTGCTCCGAGCCCTGCGGGAAGGATCCCGCGCTGCACCGATGCCGACTGCTCAATGGTTGTGACCTGCGACTGCTCAAGTCCTGGCCTGCGAGTTTCGGATTCGACCTGAGCTCGCGTCTTGAAAGGAGTCTTCGAGTATCTGATGTCCGCTGACTGTAGATTGAACCGCTGGCTCAGAGGGATGACGTTGCCGGAGTCGTCATAGGTAACTGGATCAGCCAGCTTGGCCTGTCTGGATGCTTTAATGAGAATCTCAGGAGCCCCATACGAAAATCCTCCAGCACCATCGGCAATTACAGCATCTGCATTCGACCTGCTTGCCAACTCGTCAAACGCTTCACCCTGTTCAACAGAACCATAGTCTTCGGAGAGCTCCTGAGAAACATCACGAAGAGCCCTTTGAACATCAGCGGTTCTAGCGTCGAGGAGGTTTTCTGCCTTCAGGTAGAACCTGCGAGGCGTTCCGTACCTCCTCGCGTAACCGATGTCTGGAGTGAAATAGAAACCCCTGCCCAAATTGCCGCCGTCATATTCGTCGTATTCAAGTTCCTCTCCCCTGCTTTCAGCCTGCTCGGCGAGTGATAAGAATCTGTTAAACGCAGTCTTTGAGGCGTGATAACCAGACAATGCATACCCAGCAAGGCGGGCAGCCTCATCTACGAGGCGCTGCGCGGCACCGATGTCTCCAGCTCTAACAGCAGCCAAATACTCCGCATCAAGCGACTGTATTGACTGAGTTGCCGACATTGCGGAAAGCGTCTCGACCACCTCGATCCCATTGACGGTGTATGTCGTCGACGGGCGGGACACACGCGCATGAACCTTGGCCACCGCTTTGGCAGCGATGTACTCAGCGGCGAGTCGAGTCAGCCGAACACCCTTGCTGTTGGCCCACGCAAGCACGCGACCGGTGATGCGCTGGAACCAGTTGCGTCCCCTCCAAGCCTTGGCCAGAAGCTCGACCTTGCGGGCGTCCTCTTCGCGAGAGACTGCGGCAGGATCGTACTCAAGTCGTGCAACCTCAGCAGCGATCTCCGCAGCCTCATCTGGCGTGACCTGTGAGATCTCAGCGGCAAGCTCTCCATTCGCGTTCGCGGCTTCGGACTCCTCGTGAAGCAGGACCCTGTCGATGTCCGCTGCGGAGGAGACCTTTGCGGAGTTGATCTCGATCCTAACGATTCGACCGTCCGCTTTGCTGATGAAGATGCGGCCATCGAAGTTCGCGTTGGGGTCGTTCACCACACGAACCAATCCGCCAGCTTGAATGCCGAACCGAGAGAGAAGACGATCCTCAACAGCAGCAACAGTCAGTCCGGTTGCTGGGCCGACATTGCGGCTGAGGAACTCAAACGGCTCCTCTGAATTGCTTTCATACTGATCTGCGATGTAGCCAAGGCCATCAGTACCAGTCTTAGAGTAGACGTCCCACGCCTTTTCAAACCCTTCATTGAAGAGCTGCTGCCTTATGTCTGGATTTAATGAGGCCCGCCCAAGAGCCAGCCTGATGTCTTTTTCCTCAACCTCAGAAAGCGCCCTGTCGAACACCTGCCTGAAGACGACCTTGTTCACAGGCCTTCCTAAGTTGTTGCGCTCGGCAGCTGCGGCGTAGTTGGTCAGCTTCTCAGAAAGGCTGCTATTGAGATTGAATGCATCGCCCCTTCCTCCAATAGAAGCACCAACATCAATGCCACCAACTGTGGAAGGAACTCCAGTTTCAGACATCGGGCTTCTCTCGAAAGCGCCAACACCAATGCCACCGAGTGCCTCCGTCTCTCCTCCATCGTCGGCCTGCCTAGTCGGAGCGGCAGTCTTTGAAAGCGGATCAGTGGCTGCCCATCCGATGTAGTCCAGTATCAGTTGGCTTTGTGCCTTTTTGACAAGCAAGTTTGCGCTCTGTTCTGGATTCTGAAGTCGCCTTACAATCGATTGAAGGACCCTCTTGGTCCACATCTTGGAGATCTTCGTGTCGTCTATTAGTAGACCTGGATAGTTCCTGCTGAGAGTTATCGCGATCTGCTTCGGCCCTTCCAAGATTTGGAATGAAGCGCTTAGGAAAATCCTTTCCTCTCTTGTGAGGTCGTTCTCAAAAGCCTGCCGCTCCGCCTTTTCCTCTTCGGACTCAGAACCAGTTCTGGTCCTGTTTAAGAGGCTCATGTATCGCTGATACTTGGGAGAGCTCTCGAATGCCTGCAGCGATGCCAGAGCTCCTTCTTGAGCTGGGGTAAGCTTGTCCGAGGTTTCGCTCTCCTGCTCCTCAGCAACAGGAGCTTCGGTCTTCGTGAATGGGTTCTTGCCCTTCTTGAGCACCACCGTCTCGCCTCGCTTCTTGCCATCGGCATTGACGCGTTCAACCCGAACTCCGCCGTCAGGAAGCGAAGTAAATGTGAGGCGATCTCCCAGCGAGATGCCATTTGCCTCAGCGTTAGTGACTTTGGTTTTGCGCTCTGCGGACTTCTTGGTTTCGGACTCAGCACCAACCACCTGAAGCTGAATGGTGACGCTGCCATCTTGGTTGATGCTGGCAGGTCCAGCGATCTTGGTTTTACCAAGAGGCTTTCCTTCCTTGAGCGGGCCGAACACCGAAGATTTCAGCTGAACAAAGTCGCCATCCTGAATGGTGGATTCGTCTGCGTAGACAATGGTTGTCTGCGCCACAGGAGCAGGAGCTGCTGGAGCTGGGGCTGCGGCGGGAGTCTTCGGTGCGGGTGGCGCGAAAACGGTTCTCGAGACATAAGCCTCTGGGGCAGCCGCAGCGCCCTGCATATTGATGTTCAACGAGGTAAGAAGCTCGTTGAATGCGTCCGAGGTATCTTCCCTTGATCCAGCCTCCTTCTGCACGCTGAGCACCTCGTCGTGTTCAGCTTTGGTGATATAGCCCAGCTGAAGAGCCTTCTTCGTTAGACTCTTTAGACGAGCCGGAGACTCAAGGTTGTTTGCCGCATCGTCTACTTGGTCGATGAAGCTGATGCGAGCGATGTCTTCGGGCTTCTCGGCAGCGATCTTGGAAGGAGCTGGAGCTGCGGATGGCTCAGGTGTCGAAACTGGCGGCTGCGGCGCGGCTCTCCGCATGTTGATTTCAAGAGAAGACTGGAGCTCGCTAAAAGCGTCTCCTGCGTCTTCCTTGGTCCCCATGTCTTTCTGGACCCTGAGAATCTCGTCGTGGTCCGCTTTGGTAATGTAGCCAAGGTTGAGCGCCTTCTTCGTGAGTGCTCTGAGCCTTGACGGGGACTCGAGATTAGTGACCGCATCGTCTACATCCTCCGAGAATGCAATGCGCTTGGCGTCTGGCTGCGGAGCTGGTTGTACGGCTGGTGCTGCTGGCTGGACTACACCTTCCGCCCTTCCTGTGACATCTGCTGGAACTTGTCCTTCCCGTACTTCCGCCTGCCGATCCACGCGGCCAGCGCCTTGGGCTCCTTGACCCCCTTCTTGGACAGCTGGTTGACGAGCTTCTGGAACTTGGACTGTGGCTTCATTGATCTGTTGGAGTTGGCGTTGTTCTTGTGCGCGAAGATCTCGGAGGCGCTGGGCGACCTCTGGGCTCATTCCTAGGGTCGGCCTAGGCTCTGGAGCTATCGGCCTCGTGGCGGCCCCGTAGCGGCTCGCCTGAGCGGCTTCCAGTCTGCCTAGAGGAACGCTGGCCTGCTCAGCTTGGAGCTGGGCCATAATGCGCGCTTCATCTTCGGCCATCCGGACTCTGGCTGCAGCCTCTTCCTCCTCAAGCTGGGCCATAATGCGTGCCTCCTCCTGAGGGTTGGCAACGATACGTCCAGCAGCTTCTGCTCTGCGGGCTTCGGCTTCCGCCCTATTGCGTTCAGCGACCATTCGCCGCACCGCAGCGCGACGCTCCTCCTCCTGCTGGCTCAGGAGGACTCCAGTGCCAAAGCCTTCAGGCGGGTACTGGCCAATGGCTCGCTCTTCAGGGGCAACCTCGGCCGGTTGTGGAACCTCTCTGGTGAGCCCCTCTTGCTCAAGGCGTCGGCGTTCAGCGTTACTGAGGCGAGTTCCGGAAGGGCCAGGAATACGCTGACGATTCAGCTGCCCAAGCAGGATCGCCTCGTCGATTGGGCTGGTGATGCCTTCGGTGGAAATGACATCGCCAATTCCAGACGTGGTGACAGGACGCTCGGAGACTGGGGTTCCGACCCCAGCATATGTCTGACCGATTCCACCAGCAGGAGTAACCCCCTGAACTGGCTGCATCTGCTGTGACTCAGGAACGAGCAGGTTGGATCGATCAACAGACCTAGCACCAAGACGACCAAAGTAATCCTGAAGCTCCTGCTCAAGACGAGCCTCTCGGCGAGCATCTGCAAGTCTTCCGACACCAGACTGTGTACCGCCTATTGCGCCGCCAATGAAACTACCAGTGAGTCCAGCCTCAATGACCCTAGTGGCCGCCTCTTGTGCGGTTGGAAGACCACCTCCACCAGCTCCGACAGAGAGCATCGAAACACCCTCCTGCCCAGCTTCTGTGAGGCCTTCCGAAAGAACGCCCTTTCCAACATCTCTAGCAAATCCACTGACACCGCGTTGCGCATATTGCTGAGCGAGCTCCTGAGCAATGTCACGCGCTTCACGTTGCACAGCACCAGCGGCCCCAAGCACAGGTGGTACAGCTTCTCTGGCTGCACCTAGCGCTATGCGACGAGCTGTACTAGCTGGGACAGCGCCGAATGTCTCTAGCGCACCAGCAAGAAGACCTCCGCCGATACCTGCCGCACGCTGAAGAGGCCCTGTTTGTCCTGTAGCATCAACAATTTCTCCGTAGATAGCACCGCCCTCTTGAGGTGCAGTGGTGATAATGGGAGCAGCAGCTCCCGTCAGCGTCTTGCCAGCTCCAAGAAGTCGGAGAGCTCCTGCGGTCGGGGCAGTGGCGAGGATCTGAGGAATCTGCTGAATTACCTGCGCTCCAAGAAACCCAGGAATATCACCTGCGGTCTCGATTTCTGAAATCGACTTCGGAGCCGTGGTTGGAATGTCAGCGAGCCCAGACACCTCACTTCCGGCTTCGCGAAGGCGGTTCGACAAACCTCCAGGGATCGCGGATGCGGCCAGTCCAGCCAAGCCACCAACAACTCCTGGCCCAAACACAGACCCAAGCCTAGCCAACTCAGCGGGACTTTCAGGAGTCAGCGCGGAAGCGAACTGCAGCGTGCCTCCGGCCATTCGAGCGATCCCAGAACCAAGCTGGCGACCAAACTCAGTTCTCCCAAGGAATGGAATTTCCTTATCCGACTCGTATGCCTCCAGCGTCTCAAGTCTGTTCTGTGCGGCACGCCCCTCTTCCTTGAGCTGGGCCATCTGGTCCTGAAGACCAGCCCTCTTATTGAGGTAAGTGATGATGTCAGCATCGCTGGCACCATCAGCCCTTGCTAGTGCAGCATTGAAGCCATAGGTCTTCCCAAGGTGGTCAGCGATCTCCGCATCGCTGAATCCATCCTCCCTAGCCAGAGCCCAGTTGAATTGAGGCATGTTAGTGTCGGCTTGCTGGCGCTATCGGGCCGGTTGCGTAGTGATATATCTTGGAGATCCGAGATTGATGTTTGACATGTTTGTTCCACGATCCTGCTTTACATCGTATCGCAATGCTGGAGCAAACGAGCTGCGTCCACCGCGCAGCGCCCCAACCGTTTCCTCAGCGTACACGCGTGCGGCCTGAGCTGGATTTAGTTTATTCTCCTTCATCAACGCCTGAACCCTGTTCTTCCTGTCGGAATCATAAAGGAAGTCAACTCCGCTATAGTCCTCTAGGGCCTTGGCAGCCTCCTCTGCTACAGCTTGATTGTATGCTGATTGATCCTCGAGCTGTGCATTCGCACGCAACAAATCAAGCTCTGTCGGCTTGATGCCCATCATTGAGGAAGCTGCATTGGGGTTCGAGCTGTAAAGCCTAAGCAGCTCCCTTTGATAAGCATATGGCTCCAATCCAAGTTTTTCCTGAACGCCTAGCTGGCGGCCTCCAAGATCGTAGTTCATTCTGGCAACATCAGCGGCAATCTGGTTCCTTGCGGCCACGTCTGCAGCCTGAGTTCCAGCCTGAAGACGGCTGACGTTTATCAATCCACGTCGGTATTCGTTTGATCCACCGATGTCCGAGGCCTGATTGCTTATCAAGCCCTCTCGGTATCGGTTCGATCCGCCGATGTCTAAGGCCTGATTCTCTAAGCCTTTGCGTCCGAGTTCGTATTGAACTCCGATTTGCTGCCTCTGAACATCCGGCATTGCGCCGTAATACTGTCCGATTCCTTCATAGTACTTTCCCCTGTTACGGATATCCTCCAGTTGGTTGGCGATAGTCCCCTTGTTGAGCTCGCTCTGAATATCTAGCTGGCGTCCCCCAAGACCAAGCTGGCCACGTCCAAGCTCTCGACGAATATCTTGGTCACCCATCCCAAGTTCGCGCTGAACATCGATCTGCCTTCCGCCAAGACCGATCTGGCCACGACGATACTCGTTCATGCCCATCACGTCCTGACCGCGAATGCCGAGCTCGCCCTGACGATAGCGATCCAACGCCTCGCCCTCAGATCGGCGAATGTTGGTGTTCGCAACCGCGTTCAGATAGCTGCGGTAGGCGTTCTGCTCTGCGGCGTCAGCGGCCTGCTGGGCCACGCGATTCGCCATCAGAGAGTCGAGAGTAGATCCGTAGGTTGCCATAAATGTTGGGTGCTATTTGTGTCAGCGGCGGGCGAGGTAATAGGGGATCTGGGGCTGAGGCTGATACTGCATCAGCGAGTCCATCCATTGCGGATAGGCTTGCTGCTGATATCCAAATCCCTGATTCGGCATACCATAGAACATCGGGTTTTGTTGCTGCATTCTTGGTCCTCCAAGCAATCCGCCAAGCATGCCTCCGCTGCTTCCCCCAATGAGCCCGCCACTGTAAAGCGATAGTCCTGTGTCGACTGCCGAGTTCAGGCTTTGATCGATTGCTCCAGCAGCCGCAGCCCACTTGTTCCGCTGCTCCTTGAAGCCAGCAAGGTTGGATTTGTTGACGTCACTGAGGCCGCTGAGCTGGCCAATCTCACTAGATCTGGACTGCTGCAGCGCCTGCAGCGGGTTAAGCTCCATCTGGGCGAGATTCGTCGGGATCTGATTGCGGTAATCCATCAGGCCCATCTGCTGTGATACGTTTGCTCCGCGTTCAGCAGCAGCACCAGACGCAGCGGGGTTCAGACCAGCGAAGATCTGGCTGGCGATCGGAGCGCCAAAGGCACCCAGATAGCTAGACCGCTGCTTATCCATGTAGCTGCTGGAAGGACGACCAGCGTAGCCAAGGCGAGAAGCGGCTGCCTTGTCGGCGCGAGACATTCCTCCGCCCATCTGACCAAGGAGCTGGTTGAGCGCAGCAAGGTCGCCTTCTCGGGTGCGCTCGCGATCGGACATGTAGCTGGACTGGCGAAGGCCGCTGAGCATTCCCCCAACCTCACCCTCGGTCTGGGCTCCAAGACGCCGAGCCTGATTGATGGCCTCGCGATTCGCCTTCTCGTAATTGCTGAGGGACTGGCCAGCCTGCGTTCGGTAGTCGGTCATGCCGCCGATCGCGGTATTGATCTGACCCTGTAGCTCGGGGCTGTTGTACATCCGCTCCATTTTCGGAGGGCTGAAGGCGTCAATAAGGCCGCCAAGGTTGAATATTCCTGCCATAAGCGTGTTGTTTTACCTAGAGTTGATGGTTCTTCAGTGCCAAGTGCTAGAAATAGTCGCCATGCGAGGTTCTCATCCCGATGGTCATCTCGTTGAGCGACACCGCCCCTCCTATGACCGGCCCCTTGTTGGCATCAGCCACCATGATTCGGAACCCGATCTGAGAGCCTGTCCTGAAGAACGGGAACGTGGCCATCCGATTGGGCCGCTTATTGGCAGCTATCAACGCCGCCTCAGCTTCGGTCGATAGTCGGTCGATAGGACGAGGCGTGCTGCCCTGCCAGATGAGCTGCCTCGGCTGGGCTCCATAGCCGACATCGGCGTGCAGCTTTGCCGCCTTGGAGTCCGCCACGTCAGGCGCATCGTACTCAACCGCAATACGACTGACCGTCTTGTTGTTCGGGCCGCCCATATCCTGAGAGTCTGTCTGAAGGATGGTTACGTATCCTCGGTCCTCGTAGGCCACGTAGTATGGGCTGTCCGTGGTGCGACAAGTGGTAGTGGTTGGGTGATCAATCGAAGTCCACGTGTCAGCAGCAAACGATCGGTACTGCTCATCACGGATGCACAGCTCCCTGCCGTAGAAGTCTGGGTCGTATTCCTTCAGGCACTTGTCCTGAGACGAGGCCATGATGAACTTGTAACCGTTCGCACATGGCGTGCAGTCTGGCTCAATGGATGGATCGCTGTTTGCCAGAGCACAGAGCGAGTTTGCCGACGGATCAGCCTCGTAGTTCTCGGGGCTGTTCTTGATGTACTGAAGGCTGGTATTCAGCACGAAGTTGGCTGGGAATGGATTGCCCTCTCGATCGCCAAGCCTTCCTCCAGTCGACGGGTTGCAGACGCCAAGATCGGCCAGCCAGCGCCTCACGCTCACCTGATAAGCCGGAAGGTGAGAACAGAAGGCAGTGAATCCTGAGTCAACGATGCAGGCCTTCTGCGTGTCCAGCTGAAGGATGAGGGTTCGCTGCGGCACCAGCTCGTCATCAGCGCACCAAGACATCCACACCTGACGGTCCTCTTCGTTGTAGCCGCCAACGACGTTGTAGCAGGCGCTGCGGTTGACCTTGCCGTAGGCACCAAACGTGGTGTTCGGAATGCTGCCGAGGTACTCGGCTCGCACTCCTTCGTAGATCGCGCCAGAGGCCTTGAAGAGCCAGTCAATGCGCTGAGGGCTGCGGTCCAGTTCGCCAAGAGCGTAAAGGGTGTCTTCACCAGCGTAGATGTGGATTGACCCAAGGTTGACCAGAGAGTTCTGGAACCTCAGGGCTGATGGGCCTCGGTAGACCTCCCTGAAGTTGAAGACCTCCTCGCCGCCAACGAGGTTCACATCGTAGATCGCCTTGTCGGTGTAGACGCGGAACTGCCCACCGAGCGGCTCCATTGCCAGCACACGCTCATCAGCGCCCAAGTCGATGTAGCCAGCCAGAGAATCCGGAAGCGGAGTGAAGCTCAGCGGGTCGTTGAAGTCGGACCAGTAGATCCGATTCACGTTCATGCTGCCCTCGGTGACCGTGTTTCCAAGGAACATGAAGCCGCGCCATGCTCCGACCACCTGAGCCAATGTGATGTCGAGCGCAATGAGATCGTCTATCGGTGCCGCAGAGTTCGTTGAGGTGCCGTCTCCTATGCCCTCATGGCTCCACCAAATCGGAGAGTCCACACCGTTTGTGAAGACTGCGATGCCACCGATCTGGGCGAACTTCCATCGGGTTTCCGGAACGCCAGCCTCCGGCCGAACCCCGCCAGCGTTGTCGTAGAGGATTCTCCAGTTTCCATCCAGTCCACTGTTGGCGAACAGGCGGGATCTGGTTCCGGCAAGGAGCCGAGTGTCCCCGCTGTCCCCGCGCATGTTCCCAAGGAATGTGATGTACTCGCTCATGGATCAGGAACCAGTGGCAGTTACCGTTGGTGCGACCACGCTTATTGTTGGAGAGACCATTGTCGGGAAGCTGGTCGCCTCCACCTCTGGCGCAGTGATGGCGATTGCGCTGAACACGGTGATCGCAACCGATACCTCAGAGCTTGCCACCACCACTGGGTTCACCACGTAGACCGTGGGCGACGTCAGTGATACCGACGCAACATCTGGGAAGTCTGGGAGCTGATCATGCAGATCCTCATTCATCGCAGTGCAGATCACGATCGAGTCGATGATCGCACCACCAACTGCAATGGCCTCGATCTTCAGCTCGTGGCCGTGAACCGTGCATCGGAGAGCTCCAAACCGTGGAGGGTTGTCCACCACAGAGCCGGTCGTGCTCTGGTTGAAGTTGTAGAGGTTTGCGCCACCAATGCCCGCGACAATGTATGGCAGCGGCGTGGTTGAGGACGGCTTGTCCAACCACCTCTGGTAATTGTGGGCGTGACCATTGATGACCACGTCAGCGCCCCAGCCATAGAAGTCCCAGTTCAGGTTGATGAACGAGTAGCCAGAGGTGCTGGAGAATGGCGGGTGATGGAATACCACCACCTTGACCCGAGCCTTGCTGGCGGCGAGCTGAGCCCTGAGCCAGTTCGCTTGGACGCTGACGCTGTTATTGCCATCCGGCTCGAACACGGTCCCGTTCGTTCTGTAGCCAGAGCTGACAATGAAGAACCCAACATCTCCACGCTGGAACGTGTAGTAGTTCTTGGTGTTGTTCTGAAACAGGTGAGGGAACTTGCTCCTAAACCACTTTGGTCCACCTATCGCGGTGCCATCAAAGTCGACGTCGTGATTGCCTATCGTCGGGTAGAACGAGTTGCTGGTCAGGTAGTCTCCATAGTACCCAACCACCACGTTGTTGAAGACCTGATTCGCCGACTCAAGGCTGTTGAGATAGTCCGCCGTGTAGGTGGTCGTGTCAGAGAATACGATGGTTGAGTCAGCAGTTATCGCTGGGCTGACACCGTAGACGTTGTCTCCGGCAGTAACGATGAACTCCGGATTCCAGCTCTTTACCAGATTGGAGACAGCCAGCTCATTCGCATTTCCAACGCCATAGTCGGAGATGACCGCGAAGGTCATGTCGGTCATTGGCTCGCTAAGCGCAAGACGACGCCATCCACCAAGACGGCGGAGCTGACCTCGAGAGTCTCCGATCGCATTGACGATCAGTCGGAACGCTCCCTCTTGAGTTCTTCCAGATGGAGACCTCAGATCAAGCTGGCCAGCGCTGAGCGCAATGGAAACGTCCTTTACTGGAGGAAGTCGCTTCATGCCTCGCGGGTGGTTCTCATCATGTACCAGATAGCCACAGCGGGCTGGACGATGCTTACGGGAGAGACCGTTCCAGAGTCCGTTGAGTCGACCGCGATCGCGTTGGTGGTTCCGATGAATCCAGTGTTTCTGGCTCCGCTGCTACCAGCCGACACAGACCTCAAGACTGACTGCCCCCAGGACTGGTTGTTTGGATCGGTCCAGCGCCTCTGGATGAAGGTCAGATCATCATCCCCGTCGTAGTTCGGGGTCCATGTGTCGCCGACGCCATGGTAGTGATCCTTGGTGGGGATGTTGCTCTGGCCTATGGTGATCGTCTCAGCGCCGAATACGGACCCATCAACCGAACGATTCGTTAGACCAGCCCCAGCGCCACCTCCAACAATAACTCTGCCACGAAGATCAGGGGTGCCGCTTGTTCCGTCACAAAGCACCCAGAAAGGCGTTCCGCTTGTGTCCCCTGCATCCCTTCCGAGCATCTCGATGGTGCTCTTCACCGTGGCCTCTGGAGCCTTGAGGTAGTAGGCCAAAATGGTCCCAGGGGGAGGCAGGAACATCGCCTTGAAATCGGTCGTGGCATTCCCATTGGAGGTGAATGCCCAGTCGAACCACAGCTTCATCTTGCTGCTGAGGCCGAGAAGGTTGGTCAGCCTGTCGCAGATCGATTGATTCTGTCCCGCAATGACGAATGAAGAGCCTGTTACCGGCGAACTCATTCCACGGTCCTACGACGGCCTACACCAAGCCGCAAGACGGAGTCGCCTTTACTGAAGCCGGTGCAACCCGTTGGCCCAATAGACCCTGCAGTTCCTTGCAGCCGCCGCCACGTTCACACCGCCAGCATGAACCCTCAATGTCTGGCCAGTTGCCGGAATGTTTGTCGTGTGAGTGGCCACGAGAGTGGCGTTGATGTAGAACTTCACCTCGGACGGGGTGTAAACGATGCCAAATGTCTTGGCCGATGTTCCAACCGCCACCCCAGTGTCCGTGACAGTGCTGGAAGATCCTGTTCCAGCGCAGGTTACGGCCTTCCAGTTGGTATCTGGGGCTTCCGACGAGTACCGGAAGATGGCTAGATGCTGGTTTGGCGTGTCAGAGCTGAGATTCCCAAGCGTGGTGCTGGCAAGACCTACCCAGAACCGCATTGAAGTGGTGTCTGTGGAGATCTTGGCGTTGATGTAGTGCCTCACCTCATGGTCCGAGATGAAGATCGCCCCTGAAGACCACCCAAACGTGCTGCCAATGCTCGCCGCGCTCACCCAGTTGCGCCCAAGAAGCTCGGTGGCCGAACCTCCGACGTTCGAGGCCGTGCCATTGTCGCTGGCACCATAGCCAAGCGACGTTTGCTGGGCTGAGGCCGTGTTCGGAACGTAGATGCAACGGCTCCAAGTCAGGAAATCGGTCTCCGTGGCCGCATTCGGATCAAATCCGGTGATGTCGCTTGGGACCAAAGGCCTCTGCTCAGTGTTCCCAGACGAGTTACCGATGAAGACGGTCTTGTTGGATAGCGCTGGGACGTCGTTTGTTCGGCCAGGACCCAGAACCAGGACCTCTCCGTTGCTGGCCACCTTTGTCACCCTGCCGATGTTCTGGATCAGGTTGGGGTAGGATGGCTTGGTGAGGGTGAAACCGCCTCCTGCGGCCACGTAGACGGTCTGGCCAAGGGTTGCAGTGGAGGTGTTGACTCCAGTGACGGTGCCTATGACATGGATGTAGCCATTTGCTCCGTCCGAGATCTGGTCCTGAGCCACACCAATCGCTGGCATCTTGGCCGAGTTGGCGGCATCAGCTGGGGCAACGTCGATGTGGGTTCCGGTGCGCGATACGATGTAGACTGGCGTGCCCTTGGCGATGGTGCTTCCAGAGGTGTTCTTGACGAACTCCCACACCGCAGCCGAATGCAGCGAGTAATAGCCCTCAATCACCCCTCCGGTAATGTTGACGTCGTCGGAGTTCTGGTAGGCCATCGTCCCAAGATCAGTGATCTGGGAGCCTGTGTGGGTGTGGCCGACATTGGACTTCCCATCCAAGGCCGACTGGGTTGCCGAGCTGATCGGCTTTGCGAGGTCGGAGGTGTTGTCGACGTTGCCTAGGCCAACATCGGCCTTGGTGCAGTGGCACTCGCCGTCATCTGTTGACGTTCCGGAATCCGCCTGCAGCTGAGCCAGGGACGCCTGCAGCGCCGAGACGCTTGCGAGGACACTGTCGATCTGGGACTGGAGACCTGTCGGGTCAAAGGTGTCTGGAGTCGGGAGCGGTATCGGAAACTGAGCCTGAAAGCTGGACCTCCACCGCTCAACGTCCTGCCTGAATTGACGCGCCGTCTCCTCCGTGATTCGGCTCGGGAGTATTGGGAACTCCGGAACCAGCACATCGGCTGTGCCGAGACCTGTGTTCGCGCCGGTACCCTTTCCGGCTGTTCCGGAAAGCCTTCCAATCAGGACGCTCTTGTCGTTTGAGGCCATGCTTCAAAGGCTCCCCAGAAAGCGAAGCCATTGCTCGGTCCATACCACCATGTTGAATTCCGATGCGATGAGGAGTCGTGTAATGTTCCAATCAGCACCTTCCTAGCTGAGCCTGAATTACAGATCTCAAGCGGCTCTGGAATGCTTGCTTCGTGAACATCGCCGAAGCAGCAAGCGAAAGATTTCCCTTCTCAAGAAGACGCGACCAGTTCGAGAACGCATCCCTCATCGACTCGATAACAGAATCGTTGGCCGCTACGGCCCCGAACCCAACCCCGTAGTAAGGGTGGTCTTCCGGAGCCCTAGTCATTCCGTACTCAAGATGCCACGATGTCATCCTTGTGGTAAAATCAGCAGGCCCTCCGTATGGAATGACTATTGACGGCCTTCCTGTCGCCATAAGCTCGCACGCTGGAAAGTTCCAGCCCTCCAACCCAGAAAGGAAAACGCCGCAGTGATGTTGTGAAAGCATCAGCTCATATTCCGCCTTGGACAGATCTGACGTAACCACAGAGATCCTTTCATCTGCCGGATCAAATCGGCTGCAGTCAGGTGATCTCTTAAGGGTCAGGCGAACATCCGTGACGCCTTGGAATGCCCTCTTGAAGCAGCTCACAAGCTGATCCATTCCCTTCCTCTTTGGAACTCCGTTTTCCTTTCCAACACAAATGAACTTGAACGGACCCGATGTCGGCATCGGCCTAAAGACGGAATCACCCCAAAGCGGAATGACGTGAATGGGGTTCTTATAGCCAGCGTCACGAAACACGTCCACGTTGTGCCTGCTTGGGACGATCAAAGACATCCCGTGCATGAATCCGTAGCATGATTTTGGGAGCGAGCTGGCCTCCCACATCGTGAATCGGATTTTCTCGAACGCCGTTGATCCAGGGATATCCAGAACAATGTCAGGGCGCATATGGAGCCCAACCCTGTTGAGTTCCATTGCCTCAAGGAACGCAGAGCACATCCTCCCGTATCCGGTGGCCGTGTTATTTGTGGAGCAGTAAAACGAAAGCGGCTTCTGTGATTCCCTTAATGGAGGCCTTACGTTAACGGTCACCACGCGTCTGGCGGCATGACCCTTGGAGTCCTTACGAAGGTTTGTTTCTTGCGGCATTCGTAGATGAGCTGGGAAACCGCCTGATTGTAGAGCGCCGAAGACGTCTGAAAGCTCGAGATGTCCTTCGTCTCCCTGCGGTTCACTTCAGCGTCCAAATAGTATTCCACGGCGCTGGCCACGTCACGTTCCATCGACTCGTTCGGAGCCGTTCCAACAACCATCGTGGTCGGCATCGTGGTCGTGTCGTCCCATGTCCTTCGGATTCCGGTCCACTCAACCACGATCTGCTCCGTGCTCTCGATCGAAGGAAACACGTAGATCTGGCCGCGATGCATCGACCAATAGGCCTCGCTGGCGTCAGTGCGGTACCCCTTGTCGTTGCTGGCAGAAGACGCTGGATACGTCACATTCCCGCACGTGAATCCGTATGGAACGGGGCGCATTCCGTAGGCGTTCTCAGGAAGCCCGCACTTGTACTGCCGGAGCAGCGCATTCATGCGATCGAAGTCGATGTATTTGTACTCCACCTCCTGACACGCATTCGGCTCGTACGTGTTCGGAGAAACGCCAACGCCGCTCGTGTAGAGCCGCTCTATTGATCCGTCAACGCCATCGAAAACGCTGGCCCCGCAATGAAACGACGTAGCCGCAGAACACACGTACTCAGCGTGGTCGGTCCTAAGGCACGGCACCTTGACCTGCAGGTCGATCAGGGCGTCCCTGACCGCCATCTTGTGCGGAAGGACCAGATTCTCGGCCTCGCCCTCAGGAAAGACCACCGCAGCGATGTTGTTGTAGTAGGTGGCGAAGTTCATCTCATTCCTTTGGCAAGGCGTACCAACCCTCTGGAAGGACCACCCTGTTCTTTGACCGAATCATCGAGCCGCTCTGATCCATGACCCAAACACGGGCTTTAACAGGCTCTGCAAGGCGTACAGGCTCACCGCTTGGAACCAGAACCACCCTCGTCGCGCAGCCGCTTGTCATGGCGAGCAATGCGATCCCTGAGACTAGCTTTGAGAGCAGGCTGTGGTTTGGCGTCTTCACTCTTGATGTCCCTCTCAATCAGCTCCTGAACCTTGTCTATGGCCACCGAAGCGACCGCCTTGGTGATGCTTTGTATCGGATCCATTTCGAGACTTGATGAGTTCTTTGTGGAAGATAACACCCCAGCAGAAGATGCCAGCCAGGCCGCAGTTCGTCGCAGCCTCAGACCAGTCAGCCTCCTTGCTGGTGAGGCAGCTATGCAGAGCTCCAGCCGCCACGGCAATCAGGGGAATCCTTAGCGCGATGGAGCCGATCATTGGCCACCGCCTGACAATCGATTCCTCCCTGTACAGCAGGATCCAGAATCCCGTGATTGCAGAAGCCAGAATGCCGCACGCCATCACATTGATCGCCGTGGCAGTCGTCATGGTCAGTCCTCGTCCTGATCAACCCCAAGCTTCTTGAGGATGTACCTGACGCCATGCAGGCCCAGGAACCCCATCAGGAAGGCGCATCCATACTGGGTGCTCTGCCCTAGCTTGAGGAACTCCACCGCTATGGGTGTGAGGTAGTTTGCCGAAAGGGTGCCAGCGAGGATCGAAGCAATGGTCGCTGGCCAGTTGGTGTGGGCGTTCTTGCCGACATTGACAAGTGAGCCAGCAAAGCCAGCCACGACGATCCCAATGTTGATTCCGATGTCGCGGAGGAACTCTTTCATGGTCAGGCCTGAGGTTCAGGAGCCTTGCGCTTGTTGGCAACACCCCAGCCAGCGGCCACGAGGGTGATGATCGCGCCGACGATCTCAGGAAGCTGGTCAGCGGAGACAATGCCCTTGGCGACCAAGTAGCCACCAGCGGCGCTGAGGATGTGACGAATGAGGGATTTGGTGATTTCGTTCATAGTAGTTCGACCCATTGATGGGCTCTTGTTCAGTCTCCGTCTGGGCGTTGGAAGTCCAAGGTAAAGTCGCGGAAGGTCACTTCTTGAGGCGGCCGGTGGACGGTCTGGAAGACTCCGGTGCCGAAGCAGGCCTCGGCTTCACGTCAACGACGGCCTCCGCAGCAGGAGCGGCGGGGGGCTTGATTGAGGCTTTGACTGGGTCCTGTGGAAGTACTGCCAGCGGTTCCACCCCTTGCCTCAAACGCTGCCGCTGCGGCGAGGGCAAGACGGTCTTTTTTTTTTGCAGCTCAGCGTACTGCTCCTCTGTCAGCTCGGACACCCCACCCTTACGCTTCTGAATCCGTTCCACGAGCGCGTCGATGATGGTCTGGTTGTCCGTGGCAATGATCCCGTCATCGCCCCCAACGTGCTGGAACATGATCGGCGAACCCGCTGACGTGAAGGCGGGATTGGAAATCATGGCCTTATGAAAGTAGCGCATCTTTGGTGAGCTTTTTCTCAGGCGATCGTCATCGCAACCCAAAATCATTGAACAAAGTGGGCTGGCCAGATCCCTCCAGCCAGCCCACCGAGTGCATCACAGTCTACGCCTGCTTAGACGTAGGTATCGGACGAGGTCCACTCGCCAGTCGTAACGGGCGCGGCAGCCTCGAAGTTTTCGAGAACGAACGAGGTCGTCTCGGTCTCAACGACGGCCGTGTAGGTCACGCTGTTGAGCTTGGTGCTGCGGGTCGGAACCTTCATCACGCAGCGATAGGTGTCGTCCACAGCGGCCAGCGCCTTGAGGTCGCCGGTCTTGTTGACCACCGAGTTCGCATCGATGATGCCCTGATAGATGCTGGTCCAGTCCAGCGCCCACAGCGAACGGCCGACGTTGGTCGTGCCAGAAGCAGCCTTCTGAGCGGCGACGTAGTCGTCGAAGAACCGATGCGTGACGATGCGGATCTCGACCTGGGGGTAATCCAGCTCGAAGCGGTAGAAGCGGAAGCCGAACGGCCCCTGCTCGCCACCCTGATTGAGCTGGTAGGTCATGCGGAACACATCAGCGCCGAACTTCGCTTTGTAGTAGTTCACCATGCCGATGACGATCTGGTTGGCGAAGTAGCTGTCGGTGAACAGCTCGATGATGTCGCTCTTCACGCCCGTGGCCTCGCGCTCGCGCTGGAGGTTGTAGAGCGTGTTGAACAGGATCTGGAGGTTGAGCTTCTCGCCCTGCAGGTCGGCAACCCGACCGCACTCAGCAAGCTGCTCGTACACGCCAGTGGCATTCGCACGACGACCAATGCAACGACCTTCAGCAGGGATGTTGACAGCAGCCACAGTGGGGCTCGTGATCTGAGGCAGGCTGTTGTAGCCAGCGAGCGTCTGATCAGTGCTGTACGGCTTGTTGAAGAAGAAGTTGTTAGCGTGACGCCGTTGGAAGTCCTCGATGATCTGGCGGTTGATCTCAACCTGCTCGACATCGCCGAACTGCTTGAAGTACGGGTTGCTGTCGCGAAGAGCAGCGAGGTACTTCTGGGTCAGCTCATCCTCGCAGATCGAGTACCGAGTGGTCTCAATCCAGAAGGGAACGAGCTGGTTGGTGTTGAGCGCAGGAATCTCACTGCAGAACGACTCGTAGTCGGAGACGTTCGGAGTTCCGCGAACAGCGAGACCGAGAACCGCACCAGCCGCGAGGTTGGCGGGAATCTTGGCCTTGTTCTGGATCGAAGCGGTGGCGCTGGACCGGAAGAACGAAGCCTCGTTGCGGGACGTACAGGTCACCTGAACGTAGCTTCCATTGCCATCGGAACCAGTGGCTGCATCAGAACCAGTCACGAACGCCAGCTTGTAGGCGGTGTCCGTGGTGGTGCCGTCGTCAGCAGAGGCTCCACCGGAGACGAACACGCGCATTCCGGAGGGGAACCAGCGGGTGTCCACAGGGATGTTACCCTGAGAGTAGAACCTAAGGGCGAAGGTCGCACCGTCAGTCTGGGTCGGGGTGGCACCAGTGGCGTTCACGACGCGAACGGTCCAGTACTCGGTGTTCGCGGGGCGCTTACGGCCCATCTTGATGAACGGCTGGATCTCCCAGACGCCACCAGCCACCTGAGAGACGCTCAGCCTTTTGCCGCCGAGCACCTTCTTGTTGGCCTGAAGCAGGTCGTACATGCCGTTGGACCGGACGCCGACGGCCTTGCCGACGAAGTCAGCAGAGACGAGGTTGCCCAGGATCTTGTAGGTCGAGTCCGAGCTGCCGTAGATGGTGCTCAGGTCGCCCGACTGAAGAGGAATCGCGCTGCACGCAGTGATAGCGCCGCACGTTTCCACGTTGGTTCCGGCCGCCGGAAGGCAGCGGGAAAAGATGTTTGCAGATGTTCCAGCCATATTAGTGTTTTACCTTTCGCGCTCTTTTTACCGAGCAGTGAACCACCTGTATATGGACGCAGGCTCTTTGTTGGCTCAGCACCCAAGTGCGAAAAAGCCAGCAGATGTAAAACACCCGCTGGCCCGCATTGAAATGCTTGATGAGTTGCCGTTTTACAACCCGACGTCTCTCCAGAAACCAGCAGGAATGCCGTTGATTGACTGCTCGGACTCCTGTTTTACAGGGGTTGCAGCCTGAGTGGAGCGCACCGACGGAGCGGTGGGCGCTGCGGCTGGCTTAGGGGAAGGCTTTTGCGAGGCATTTCCTTCCGATCGAACGTAACCCCGCTGTTTTGCGTAGGTTTCGAGGCGATTTTCGAGGCTTTCCTTGATCTTTCCGGCCTCATACTGGGCCGCCTTGATGATCAGCTGAGGCACCAAGGCCTCGTCCTGCACGGTGTAATACCGAGCCCGCTGGGAAGCAGGCATGTTGCGGTAATCCTTCAACGACGAGAACCGACGGCCGTCCTCGGTGACCGGTCGTTCGTCACGAGGCACAGAAGACAGCACGCTGTCGACATGGAGCGCTGCCGAGGCCAGAGCCTTCACCTCCTGAGAGTCCGAGGAGTAGGCCGACTGGTTGTTCAGAACCCTCACCGCGAGGTCCAGTGCAGGCGTACTCCACCGCTCCACAGCCATCACAGCCTCGGTGGCAATGGGATCTGCCTTCACAGCCTCAACCGCCTTGGATGGATCTGTATTGGCAACCTCAACCAGATCGGGCCGCACGGCCTCTAGGAGGCTCATGGAGGCCATCCGATCAACCTGCTGGCGGATTGGTGCCAACTCGGCCTCTCGGCGGCTCCTGCGCACTTCCTCGATGTCCTGACCGTACTTCTTGGCGAATCGATCTTCAGCCTCACGGATGGCGGCTTCCTTGATCAGGCTTCGATCCGCCTCCTTGATATGATCCTCGTCCACCTCGACCGCATTGGTGTCGACGAACTCGGCGTGCTCTTCGTCAGCCCAGTCGAACTCTTGGCCAGGGTTCTTCCGTCGCCAGTTACGCTCGTACTCGACCTCCTTCTGGGTGGAGTCCAAGAACTCCTTCACCAGATCGCGGCCCTTGTAGTCCTTGGCGTGAAGGCGCTGAACCTCACGAAGCCGCTCAACATCCTCCTTGAGGGCCTCTGGAACGTCGAGCTCCTCCTTCTGAGGTTCGGCCTGCTGAAGGGATCGGATGCGCTCCTCACGAGCCTCCTCAAGACGCCGCATGGTCTCCGCAGCAGCTTCAGCTGCAGCCTTGCTGGCCATCTCCGCCACCTTCTCTGCGGTCATGGTCTTGCGCTTGGGCTTGGGAGCCTCTTCCTCTGCGGGTTCAGGCTCCGGCTCTTCCTTGGCCTGCTCTTCGATGTTGGCCTTGAGCTTGGCTGGAGCCTTGCGCTTAGGCTTCTCCTCCCTTGGAGCCTCTTCCTTGGCGGGCTCATCTTTGGGAGCCTCCTCCTTGGCCGCTTCGGAGTTGGACTTGGATTCAGCGAGCAGCTGATCGAGAACGATCATGCTGGCCTCGCGAGCCGTGGCCTCCATCTCGGCGTCGGTGCTCTGATTCTGTGGCTCCGCCTGATCCTGAGATGGCGGGGCCTGATCAACCTGCTGGTCAGTGTTTTTAGTCATTTGTCTGTGATATGCACTTCTGCGCTTCTGAACGTCCATTCCGCAGATGCGATCTCGGACAACACGTTCAGGAAGGTCTGATAGCGGGAGGCGCGTGAGATCGCCTTCTCCGATGCGGCATCGAGTCCAGCCTGAGCGCGCAGGGCGTCAGGATTTCGGGTGATGACGTTTGCGAAATCGCCCTGAAGGACGGCCACCTCAGCCAAGAGGCATTGGCGCACCAGCAGGCATTCCGGCGACAGGAGCCATCTCTGCAGCTGGAGCTGCTGGTCCTGTGGCAATGGGCGGGACTGGACTTCCAACATACGGTTGTTGCTGCGCTGCCTGTATCAGCTGGAACAGCTTCACAACCGCCTGACTCTGCTCGTCCTGACGAGCCGACAACTGGGCAATGGCCTGCGCCGTTTGCTGGGTAGTTGCCTGCATCGGTTCGACGATGTTCTGCCGGAGTCCTTGGGCCAGCTCTGTGAGCTTGCCGTCGACGATCTGGGAAGCCATCTGCGCCAGCTGCTGCTGGACGCCCTGAAGCATGGCTGCCTGCTGTTGCTGAGCCTCCTCGGGAGAAGGAGCTTGCTGCTGCTGCGCCTGAACGCGTAGGCGGAAATCCTTGGGTGCGCCGCTGTAGACGAGGATCTGGTTGAACAGGCTGATGAGCTGTTCTAGGCCAGCCGCCTGAGCGAGCACTGGGTTGGAGAAGATCGACTGGAAGGTCTGGATCATCGTTGCGGCCAGCTTGGCGTCCACAACGCGATCAGCACCTTCTCGATCCGATGAGAATGCGTCGATGTCCAGCATCGCCTTGCTTCCCTTGACGCCAACCTTTGCGTCCGAGGCTTCGACCTCGTCCACCTTGAATCCCATCTTGGTGAGCGCAGCCTTCTTCACCTCATCCATGTCAGCCACCTCGGCGATGATCTCGTCATCGGAGTAGGACATCATGGCATCGTAGAGGAGCTTCTTGCGAGCCCTGACAGCGGAGTCGATGAAGGAGCCTGTTAGCTGGAGCCGGTTACTGGTGTTCGCGGCGATGATTTGTACTTCTTGCGCAGTCTGTTCGTGAGTCGCCGGAACGCCAACCTCCTGTGCGGAGTAGCCCAGAACTCGCTCCATCATCGACAGAAGCTGATTCACAGCCCCAGCCACCTCGAGGGAGCTGCCTTGCGGAAGCTGGACAGGCGTGAACGCGTCGCGCTCAGACTGCTGCTGCCAGCTCAGCTCCTTCTTGGAGTAGGGGATGAAAGTGACGCCTCGGTACTTCTTCTCTCCGAGGTTATTGATGATCTCGACGTACTTCTGATCCACCACGTCGGCGTTCCAGAACACGATACGCTCGAGGTTCTGCTTCACCGTCAGGATGTAATGGGTGAGCAGGTTGGAGAGATGGTCTTGGAAGGGCAGCAGCTCCAGCGACAGGGAGGTCGGGCGAGCGGTTCCAAGGTCCGCGTCGTACATGTAGGCCACCAGCGGGTTGTAGCCCAGTACAGCAGCATGGCTGACAGTATGGCTGCCCGTATGGACGAAGCGCATCCAGACAGGCTCGTCGTAGTCGAAGAGGTTCCACTCGGACGGAACCAGCTTCTGGAAGTAGCTGACAACGGTCACACCCTCATCGAGGTGGTGCATGTTGTACCGATAGGCCTCATTGGTCCGCTCGGTATCGCCAACCCCAGTGCCTGAGCCGGAGTGGCTGTTGACCGTCGGGAAGCGCAACATGCATGGGTTGAGCTCTCGGTAGTAGTTGTACTTCGAGAGAACCCAGGAGCCGTACTTGAACTGGATGTTCTCGGTGTTCCAGAAGTCCTTGTTGTTCTTGACGTCCTTGTAGCGGAGGACGTTCCAGAAACCAGCGTACTCGACGCCAGTGTCGGTGTTGGCCGTGCTGAGCCGGTAGTTGAGGTCGTAGAAGGTTCGTGACGGGTGCGGGATCTCGAATCGGACGCCCTCCTTGACCACCTTCTTCTGCTCCTTGCCGTCCTTCAGGAACAGCTGCTTCTCGCGGTAGAAGTCCTCGGATGGGAAGTTGATGCAGGTGCCGTACTTGAGCATCTGCAAGATGGACTGCCGCTCGTCTTCGCGGTAGCCCATGTCCTGAACCATGCGCTGGATGCGGCTGGTGATGATCTCGCAGCGAACCCGATTCTCCAGCGTCTGGGACACCGGCTCGTACTTGTAGAGCGGATAGATGTCCCGATCGTTGAACAGCTTGGCCCACCGCATCTTGGTGTAGGCCTGAACCAGCGGAACGAAGATGTTGAAGAAGGTGGGCATGTCCAACTTCATCAACTTCTTGCCGGTATTGTCACAGACGGCCTGTCCGCTCTTGTCGCAGAGCGGGGACATCATGTTGCTCAGCCGAGAGGTGATTCCCCAGCTGGTCATGGCCTCCATCACCTTCTCACCACTGACACCGTTGGCCAGCAGGCCCTCGACGAGGGTGTAGGTGATCTGCCTCTGCGACACATCGTACGCCTGATCAATGGCGTAGATGGTGCGGGCGTCGTTCAGGTTCCTCTGGATGCCCTCGTCAATGCGCGTGGCGTTGAGGTCGACAAGCTCCTTGATCTTGTCGTCCATCACGTCGGCAGTGAACTTCGCCTTGAGCTTCTCAGGCGTAGCACCGCGCTTTGCGAGCAGTTCCAGATCGACCATGGTGTGAACGAGTTACTTGGACTTCCCCTTGGGTCCGCCCATCATAATCAGGATCCCAAGACCCTTGCCATGCTTCTTACGCATGGGGGCCTCTTCCTCCTGATCGTACTCGTCCATCTCTTCACCCTCATCCTCGGACTCCATCTCGCTGGGCATGCCGTCCTCCTCGATGGATTCGACCGCCGCAACGATCTGAGAATCGTCCTTCGATGTCACCTTGAGGGTGGCTCGAACCTCGACCATGTCACCCACCTCGAGGGAGTCCATGGACTCATCAAGGCCATCACGCTGCAGTTTGATTTCGTTCATTTGGTGCAACTTTGAATGGAGTCATCCCCGCCTTTTACACCATTGTCCACGCAAAGTCGTAGCTCCTGCATGCAAGACTCCAGCGGGCGGTGGTTGCCGAATCTGTTCCCAAAGGGGTTCGAGGTCTTCAACAACTACAGCCGATACTTGATGGTCGACGGTCCACGTAAGGCGGGCAAATCGCTCGCCATTGCCAATCGTGCCGCCAGACACCTGTTCGAGAACAACAACGCCATCGTGGGGATCATCACCAAGACCCTCAAGAATGGTAAGGTTGGCGTATGGAGTGACGTCACCAGAACGGTCCTGCCCGAATGGATCGAGGCTGGCTTTGGGATGAAGTGGGTGAAGGAGCCCACCATGGACGTCGCCACCAAGATGTCCTTTGCTCGGGTCAGGAACGCCTTTGGAGGAACATCGGAGATCCAACTGCACTCGCTTGAGAACGTCGGTGAGGCGGAGCAGAAGTTCAAGGGAACGCGGTTCTCTATGGTCTGGATATCGGAGGCGGACCAGTTCGAGGAGCGGATCGTGTTCGACTCCCTTTCAGACCAGTTGCGCGTGGTTGGAATCCCGTACGAGAACCATCAGCTGATCGTCGACCTAAACCCTCCAGAGCTTGGCGTGAACCATTGGCTGGCTGGGGTGTGGTTCCCCAAGATGGCCGATGGTGAGAACAGGGACGACTCCTATGGACGCATCCAGTTCACGATCGACGACAACATCTTCCTAGACCCACGCGAGAAGAAGGACCTCATCTCCAAGTACAGCTACGACAAGCAGTTGTTTGCCCGCTATGTCAGGGGCGAATGGGTTGCAGATGTATCAGACACATATTTCTCAGATGTCTTCGTGGAATCCACCCATGTGGTCGGCAATGCGACCTCCGCCACCGAGGACGAATGGGATGTGATTGTTCCGAACAGGAACTGCATCGAGCTGTACACAGGCTGGGACCTTGGTGACGTCAACCATGCCTGCTGCATCGCCTGCAAGCGCGAGGACGAGAACGGAAACAGCGTCTTCGACATCTTGGACGAGGTCGTTGTCATCGATCGGAAGCTCAGCATCGCCGACTTCACCTATGCCGTCATCGAGCGGATGGAGAAGTGGGAGGAGTTCATCAAGCGCGAGTACGGACACGAGCGGATCATGTGGCGACACTGGTCCGACAACAGCGCGTGGCGCTACAGGGCGGCCTCCGATGTCTACGACGAGCTGGTGGTCAGGCAGGTGAGCCAAGGCAAGATCGTCCTCAACGCGGTCACCAAGGGCTCAGGATCGGTGAAACAGCGCATCAGTCTGATGAAGAAGCTGCTCTTCGGTAGGCGGATCTACTTCTCCGCACAGCTGTCAAACACCATCAAGATGGTCAAGGAGCTGAAGCCAGGACCGAACAAGGCCGAGCCGATTCGCGATGGTGACAAGAACAAGCACATCTTCGATGCGGTCACCTACATGCTGATCTCGGAGACACCTATGGACATCGAGCGCAGGTTTACGCCAACGGTGAAGCCGACCGTGGTGTTCACGCAGTGACGATGAAGCTGACATACTGCGACGACAAAGACGTCGAGCTTTGGGTGTTGTCTGGAGCTGGATGGGCGATGCCGATGCGGTTGCGCCACTGCGTGATGGACGGGAAGGCGATGGCCCACGTGATTCCAGCGGTTCCGCTGGGCTACGCGCAGTACGGAGTCGTGGAGCCAAAGCTGAAGTTCCACGGCGCGATCCAGCTCAGGAGCGGGTGGGTGCTAGAGCTCGAACAGTTCACCTCAATCTGCACCAAGGCCGATGGGGTAACTCCGGAGTTCTACTACAAGTGGAATGGCGAGTTCACGGACAAGCCGAGTGCTCCAGAGGAGGAGACGATCGATTGGTCCAAGAAGAGGAAGCTCGATGTTCAGAACGAGTTCATAGACCTCGTTGCGGAACGATCCGGCCTAGACAGGTCGACCCTCACGATGTGCTGGATGGCGATCACCCAGTGCATGGCAGACTGGCTCCTGTCCGGACGGATGATCGACTTTGGGGTCTTCAAGCTTCAGGCATTCCCGTATCGCAAGAACTGGAAGGAGGTCCTGTTGGCGAGGTACCCGCAGCTCAAGAAGCTGTGCTTCGTGAAGGATCGGAAGCGCATCATGTCGCTGGCCTTCACGGCTGCCTCTCGGATGATCCGAAGCTCCGAGCTCACCGAGTACAGAACACGCATGAACAGGGCGCTCTTTGGGTGGAGCGTTGAGGTGATCCACGATTCCAGCTGGGAAAACGCCGTGATCGATGCAGAACATGAATGTGCCGCATCGCTTGGCCCATTGGCCTACCTGAAGCGCTGGGCAACCAAGATCAGCCAACTTGAAGAACAGATCTACGAAGTCATCCGTGAGTACGCTGCGAAAGAGAATACATCGTGCTGTCGCCTATACTGGCGTCGCAACCAAGGCGGCGCTCGCTTTGTTCAGGGCGCTCCAACCCTCATCAGCTATCGAGCGTCTCTGGACAGCGATGAGGCTGGCTACCAGAGCGTTGATGATTTCCTCGGAGTCGAAGACACCAGCGCGTATCTGGAGGCAGCGGCTGCGCGTATGCTGGCGATGTCCGATGCGGAGCCCAATGTGGACCTGCGGCTATCTGGGGGAGACGATGGTGGGTCCGGAGGGGAAACCCCAGACAGTGGGGTGCTGGTGCTACCTGCCTCTGGCGGCCAAGCTTCCGGAGAAGATGTGCTGGCTGGACGCGATGGGAATCAGGGAGGGTAATTGGCCATGAACGTACCGATCCCGATCGAACAAAACATCAACACTTCTTCGGAAGTGCCTATGACTCGTAACAAGCCGACCATCTCTCTGGCGGCTGCCGAGAAGGCTGCCAAGGAGGCTGGATTCGGCATAATTGACGCGAAGCAGCTCAAGCAAGCTGGTGTCTTCGGCGAATTCGTGGCGCAGGTTGGAGCCATCCAGATAGGACGATCCCGCCTTGCCATGAACATCGCTCGGGCAGACAGGGCAATGGACTTCTGCGAGAGGGCTGCCGAGTCCTCCACCGATCCAGAGGTGATGATGGGCCTGATGAAGATCAACGCCGACCTCATCGGGAAGAGCAACAACGCCGCAGAGCTGCTCATCAAGAGCGCCCAGACCGCAGCGGAGACCGCCAAGACCGAGGCCATGGTGCTTCCTGGGTTCGCACCAAGGGCTGCGGTTGGACTCACTCAGGTGAATGTCAACGTCAACGGGCCTGTCAGTGAGGCCGAAATCAAGGAGGTATCAAATGATCAAGGGAGTTAAACGCCTGCCTAGCGGCGGGATCATGTACCGAGGGGAGAAGTTCCCTGGCTTCAACAAGCCCAAGCAGGCCCCTGCTGGCTCAAAGGCCAAGATGCGGGTGCTGGCCAAGAAGGGCGACAAGGTGAAGGTCGTGAACTTTGGGCTGCGCGGCTACAGCGACTTCACCAAGCACAAGAACCCCAAACGCAGGGCCAACTACCTCGCTCGGAGCGGTGGAATCCGGAACAAGCAGGGGCAGCTGACCAAGAATGACAAGTTCTCGGCGAACTTTTGGGCCAGAACTAGACTGTGGTAATCACTGTCACTACAGTAGGTTACGCTGACTAGTAACTTTCCTCTGTACACCGATCAATCCACTCCTAATCTGTCGGGCGTTCGGCGTGGATGTAAGGTCTATGCTGGGACGCCATAATGCTCCAGAGGAGTCCGCCTAGGCAACGGCCCTCACTGCTCCGCCAGAGCAGCCTTACAAGGAGCGCCCCCTTTCAAGGATGGCCCCAGTTCTCCAGCAGGACTGGGGCTTTCCATTTCCCCCAACAAGGCGCACAGCAGAACTGGCTGCCGTTCATGCACAGGGTCTAACGAACTGGGACGGTGCGGCAGAAAGCGGTCAGGCGAGTGTGCTAGGACCGACAGGGTGGTGGCGAGAGACTAGAGCCCTGCAGCACAGGTGAGCGTCCCCTGCTCAGACAGTCTGGTCCTGTTGAACGTCGGAAGGTTGACTCCGACCAACCCCTACGTGGCTCCCTTCATCCGACAAGGAAACGGTCGGTGCCAAGAGAACGAGGTGAATACGCCAGCCATCTCCTAGGAGGTGGCTTGCCCTTCGTTCTCCGCTTACCCTCTAGGAAACGAGTTAGGTACCACAAGGAGATGAGGAACAGTGGGGATATACAAGGGGATCCCAGACGACTCCTAATGGAATGGGGATGGACTCTGGGTTCATGGTTCCCTCATGGCGATCACCGCTAGGAAAACCAAGCCCGAGCTTTGGAGTCGGATTGTTCGTGAGGTCACCGCTTCCTCGAAGGGCGGTCGTGCTGGGCAGTGGAGCGCTCGCAAGGCTCAGCTGGCGGTGGCTCGGTACAAGAAGGCTGGCGGTGGTTACAGCGGTGCCAAGAGCCCATCCAACAGTCTGGCCAAGTGGACCCGTGAGGACTGGGGCACCAAGAGCGGCAAGAACTCGGTGGTTGGCAAGGGTGCTACTGGAGAGCGGTATCTGCCCAGAAAGGCCAGAGAGGCCTTGTCCTCCTCGGAGTACGCCGCAACCAGTGCGGTGAAAAGGGAGGGTATTCGACGCGGCACCCAGTTCGTGTCCCAGCCCAAGCGCATCGCTCAGAAGACCTCTCGGTATCGGTGAGGGCCTGCGACTCCTCATCGACATGTTGGAAACCTCGGTCTAAAGGACGCTCATGGCTGCTACGGTTACTCTTTACAACAACGCCCTGAGGGAAATGGCTCAGGGAACCATTCGCTTTGATGGCTCCACCGCGATGAAGCTGTTGCTGGTGGCTAATTCATCCACCTACACCGCCCTCAAGTCGCATACGGTCAAGACCGACTTCACCGGCAACGGCGGAGTGGAGGCGTCCGGAACCCTCTACACGGCTGGCGGAAACGCGGTCACATTCTCCTCTGGCAGCGTCACCATCGACAGCGGAACCAACGCCATCAACATCGCGATCCCTGCGACCAGCTGGCCAAACTCGACGATACCATCGGTCAAGGCGGCGATCCTTCTGACGAGCTTGGACAAGCTGGTGGCCTATGCGGACTTCGGCACCACGGTGTCTTCCAGCAATTCAACCTTCACGGTGACGTTCTCCACTCCGATCAAGCTGCAGAACTGATCCAACCGCATGCCGCTGGAACTGGTCAATGTAGGGCTGGCCCCGAATGACGGCACTGGTGATCCGCTGAGAACAGCGTTCATCAAGGTCAACGGGAACTTCAGCGAGATCTACAACGCCATCAATCCCACAAGCAGTGGGAATGTCCTGATCGCGGGCAACCTCGAGGTCGACGGGTTTGTCACGTTCAACCTGCTGAATGCGGGGCAGGTTATCTTCACGGACGCGAACAAGAACCTGCACACCAAGACGCCTGTAGATGCACGTACGGCGCTTCAGACCACCACCTACACGCACACGCAGGGCGTTGCCGCAAACCCTTGGGTGATCAATCACAACCTCAATGCGTTTCCGACCGTTTGGGTGATCGATCCTCTGGGTCGCGCCGGATGGACCGAGGTTGAGTATGTCGATGCCAATACTGTCCGAGCGCACTTCCCAGGAGCACAGACCGGAACCGCCTATTTGAACTTCTAAAGAGACCCCACCATGCCAGTCCCATTTCTCAACAGCGTCAACCTCAACAAGAACGAGGTTCAGAACTTCAAGGTCTTCAACATCGGGAATGATCCGACCCCGACGCTGACCGCCAACGATGGAGGATACTTCTGGTTCGATAGCACCACTACGCCAACGCCTGTTCTTCGCCTGAAGTATTGGACCGGCACCGAAGCTCGCACGTTGCTCGACAGTGCCTCGACCACCATCGTCGCTGCGGATCTCTCTGGTGGTGCTGCTGGTAGCCTTCCGTATCAGGTCGGCGCTGGAAACACAGACTTCCTTGGCATTGGCGCTGCGAATCAGGTTCTGACGGTTAAAACCGATCTATCCGGTCCTCAATGGACTAGTCAGAGCAACCTATCTGTCGGCACTGCGACGTGGTTGGCCGGTGGCGCTCAGGGTGACATTCCGGTGCAGTCTTCGGCTGGTCAGACTGGCTTTCTAAACATCGGCGCTGCCGGTCGCATCCTGACCTCGGACGGCAGCACCCCTGTCTGGTCCGCCACGATTCCTTCCAGCTCTGTCTCTGGCCTAGCCGCCTCGGCTACGACTGACACGACCAACGCTGCCAACATCACCAGCGGCCTGCTTCCTCTGGCTCGGTTGGAGTTGGCTGACGGCAGCTTCTACGTCGGCAATGGCTCGAATGTCCCAACGGCGACCGCCAAGAACCTCATACCCATTAGCGGATTTGGTGCGGCCACTGCGGCTGTCGCGATGGGAAACCAGAAGATCACTGGCCTCGCGGATCCTGTGGATGCCACCGACGCTGCCAATCGCAAGTACGTTGATGAGGTGGCGCAGGGGCTGGACGTCAAGGCGAGCTGTCTTGTTGCAACGATTGCCAACATTGACCTAAGCGCACCTGGTTCATCCATAGACGGCATTTCTTTGGCCCCTTCTAATCGTGTTCTGGTCAAGGATCAGACTGATAAGAAACAGAACGGCATCTACGTCTGGAATGGCGCTGCGGTCGCAATGACCCGCTCGCTGGATGCGGACACCGTGGCCAAGCTGGTTGGCGCATTCACCTTCGTCGAGCAGGGCACCAACGCAGATTCCGGATGGGTCTGTCAGGTTGACAGCGGAACCATTGGGTCGGTTGACATTGAGTGGACCAAGTTCAGCCAAGCTGGCTCCTACACCGCAGGCAACGGCATGGTGCTGTCGGGTGGGGTGTTCCACTTCGCCAAGTCGACCGCCTACACAGAGGGTCAGATTCCGTTCTGCTCAAACACCCCAACCGCGAACAGGATCGGCTTCTCCTCGAACCTTAGCTGGGACAACTCCAACAACCGCCTAGGCATTGGGACGGCGACGCCTCGGGTTTCATTGGATGTCGCATCTGGAGAAATTTACAGCAGCGGCCAGATCACTTGGGGCGGCAGTAGCCCAACGGCAAATCAAGGATTCCTGTCCTATACTGGCGGAAATGCCGCAATAGGATCTGCCGGAGCAACTGCGCTGCTGCTTTACACCAACTCATCCGAACGCCTCCGCATCGCCTCCGACGGCGTATGCACATGGAGCAACGTTGGTGGGGTGGCTGGCACCGCAATGACCCTGAATGCGACGGGGTTGGGGGTGGGGGCTACGCCGTCCGCTGCGATCCATTCGGCAAAAGCTGCTGCCGCGAATCCCACTGGAGGCTCTGCCGCTGGTGCTGGCCTCTACGTCTCCAATGTCAATCCACTCTACGGAATGATGTTTGGTGTGAATGGAGGTGGCGTCGGATGGATTCAGCAGCAACGGAGTGACACCAACACCCAATACGATCTCTCGCTTCAGCCTCTCGGCGGCAACGTCGGCATCGGGACCGCGACGCCGCTCTACACATTAGACGTCGCTGGAGACACGCGGATTGGCGGCACCGGCCTTGCTTATGGACGGCTGACGGTGAACAAATCGACTAGTGGTTCGACACTGAACCTCAGTCTCGCTGGGACATCTGGCTACACGGAGCTGATGTTCACGAACTACAACGACAACACCGGAGCTTCTGGTTGGACATCCTTCATTCGTAGCAACACCAACGCGGCATCCAACTACGCCTCGGATCTGGTGTTCGGTACATCGAGCCCAACTTTAGGCGCTCCGGTCCCGAGGATGACGCTGGATCACAACGGAAACCTTGGGTTGGGAGTGACGCCTAGTGCTTGGGGATCTTCATACAAGGCTATCCAAATTGGTCAAGTTGGGTCGATTAACTATAAAAACTTCACCATTGCGATTGGAGGAAACTACTACAACGACGGAACGAATGATGTCACTCTGATCAACGGTTATCGCTCAAAATACGAGCAGAACCTAAGCAATGGCACACACATTTGGTACCAAGCTGGCATTGGCACTGGCAACGTAAGCTGGAACCAGTCAATGACCCTCGACGCCTCGGGGAATCTGGGCATCGGGACGGCGTCGCCATCAAATAGAGTTGAAATTCGAGGCGCAGGTCAAGCAACGGCTTCTGTTGCGGATTCCGGAGATGGATCGGCACTGATGCTGTCGGATACCGGATTTGGTTCAAACGCTGGCGGCCTGCTGCTCTTCGGATATAACGTCCAGAACGGATACAAAGCTCAAGTCGGCATTAAATTGGTCGGTATTGATGGATTTAATAACGGACGTGGAGACATGGTGTTTGTCACCAGAACCTCCACTTCTGCGACGACTTTGACCGAAAAGATGCGGCTGGACTCCTCCGGCAACCTTGGCATCGGGACGGCGTCGCCGAATACGAATCTCACAATAGGAAATGATGGAAATGGAAGCGCCACAGTAAAACTTGGATTCTCGACCGCATATGCCGAACGAGGTTCTGTAAGTATGGCAGGGAATACCGGCGAGTTGAGGCTGACGGCAGGTTTTAGCGGATACGGTGGTTTTACTACTTTTTACACGAACGGCTCGTTGGCAGCCACGCTCTCGTCTGACGGCAACCTTGGGTTGGGCGTCACTCCCGCTTCAACTGTCCGCTTGGATGTCGCGCAAACTTCTCGGATCTCTTTCTTCGTCAATGGCGCGGACACGGAGATGCGGTCGACGAATCTCGCTGGATCCGCATTCGCCAAGGGCACGTTCAACGCAACCAGCTTTGACTGGGGGCTTTCCAATTCGTTTGGGAAGATGGTCCTCGACGCATCGGGGAGGCTGCTTGTAGGGACCACCAACACATATGATTTCAACGGGCAGGCGAACTTGGTTGTCGCTGGCACCGCAAACAATTCGACGATTACGTTAGCGTCCACAGGAATCGGATACATTGCATTCGCGGATGGCACGAGTGGCACGAGTCGATATGCCGGACGCATCGACTACAATCACTCGACAGACTCCATGGTGTTCCACACGGCAGCAGTGGACCGCCTCACGCTAAACGCCTCCGGCAACCTTGGCTTGGCCGCCACTCCCAGTGCGTGGATTTCCGCATATAGAGCGATTGAAATTGGGACTACCACGGGTTTGTACGGGCGCGCAGACAGCACGATGGAGCTTTCCCTTGCGCTGAACTGCTATCGAGACAACAGCGGTGCATGGGTTTATCGGAACAACGGAACGGCTGCGCTTTATAACCAAAATGTAGGGTATCATTATTGGTACAGCGCAACCGCCGGAACGGCTACAAACAACATCACTTTCGGCGACCCAAAGATGACCCTCGACGCCTCGGGGAATCTGCTTGTTGGCGTCACCAGTGCAACAGGATCTGGAAAGATTCAGACGGCCAGCTCAATACGCATCAGTGATTCTGGATCTGAAACCAATGCATTGCTAATTTCAAGTAGTGCAACTGCATCGACGATCGAGACTAGATATGGGACTCCAATCATTTTTGGCACCAATGCTGCCGAGCGTGCCCGTCTCACTTCATCTGGGGTCCTTCTTTTCTCCACCAACGGCACCGCCTCCGCACCAACCATAGCCAACTCGGACAATCCCGACACCGGCCTCTACTGGCCCACTGATGCAGACACCCTCGCGCTGGCGGTGGGCGGGAGTGATGCGGTGTATATTGATGCGAATAGGAACGTTGGATTCGGATGCACTCCATCGGCTCCGATTACAGTAAAATCTCGCAGCTCGGACAACCTTAGCATTCGGATCCTCCAATCGAGTGGTGGCGCTGGGAATATCCAGTGGACCGACGATCCTGTAAGTGTTCAGTGGGGTGCGATTTCTGTCACAAGCTCGGTCTTTAGCCTCATTTCAAACAGTGTTCTGACGTTTTCCACAAACGCCACCGAACGCCTCCGAATCAAGTCCACCGGCCAGATCAACTTTGCCAGCATTGCTCCTGACCCCACTGGTGCGGCTGGCGATCTGTACTACTCCACCGGCAATGTGCTCAAGATGCACAACGGCACCGCGTGGCAGCAGTTGAGCCGGAAGTACACTGTGGCGCTGAACGATGGAAGCGTGACTGTGGCGGGCAATGCCTATACGATCACTCACAACATGGGCAGCCAAGACATCACTGTCAGTGTCCGGCGTACCACTGATAACGCCGTAGTGTTGACTGATGTGTCGATGCCCAATAACACGACTGCAATCATCACATTCGCTGCGGCCATCACCGCGTCGCAGTACGTTGTCACCGTCATCGGCTAAGTCTCATGGATCTTCTTAACAACCTCAAACTGGCCAATCCCACAGCCTACACCACGGCCTCAAACGCCACCAAGGTGTTGGTGCTGGATGCCTCGACCAATGTCATCAAGACGCGGTCCACGGCAGATGTGGTGACGGATGGTGGTGGTGGATCTGGATCAACGGCTAGAACGTTTCAAACGACCATTATCCCAGCACTTGGCGGAGCCAGCGTGGATACGATTGACTGTGATGATGCGAACAACGGTTATGGTTGGCCAGACGTAGGCGACGACTTGGCCGACAGCAAAAAGAAGGCTTACAAGTTCGCGGTTCCATTCAATCCAACCAATTACAGGTTTACAGCTCTATGTGTTTCTGATGCTGATCAGGGTTTGGGTGCAACCGCTGGTGAATTCGGAATCAAGTTTCAATGGTCTACAGACGACACAACATGGTCAACGAACGGAACTGATCACGACATTGCGACTCTTAACTTTAGAGGAAAGGTGTTGGGCGATTTTGCATCTGTGAGCGGAAGCCTTTCGATCTCCGGAAGTCCAACCTTGGTCTATATACGCTGCATTCGGGTAAACACGTTGAACAATGACAACGATGCGTCCATCCGAGCAAGAGCATTCATCGCCAACTTCTGGAACTAACCTTGCCCGCGCTCACTCTCTAGCTACCATCGCGCTCCTATGACGATCGAAATCACCAAGGAACAAGCTCAAGTCCTCATCAACCTCATCGACGTGGCCGTCAAAGCAGGCGGCATCCAAGCAGCTCGCGCTGGCGTCTTCTTCACCGATCTCGTCTCTGCGGCTGCCGCCAAGGAGGAGTCACTCAACAAGGAACCTAAGGAATAGTCATGAATTGGATCATCGAACAGATGTGGGTGAAGCCCTCTGAAGGGCCGCTCACCAACGTCGTCGTCACGGCTGCCTGGCGCTGTAATGGCGAGCAGGTCAGCGGCGGCAAGACCTACACCGGCACTTGCTACGGAACCGCCTCATTCGAGGCTCCGGATCCGAGCGCCTTCGTGCCGTACCCGAATCTGACGCAGGCCGAGGTATTGGGCTGGGTGTGGGCTGCTGGCATCGACAAGACCGCCACTGAGGCGTCTGTGCAGAGCCAGATCAACAACCAGATCAATCCTCCGATTATCGTTCCGCCGTTGCCTTGGGCCGCAGCGGCCTAACCTAACATGGATTCAAGTGCCGATGCCGTGCATCAAACGATGCGCGAAAGGGGAACCGTCTACGGAGAACCCCATCACTCGCACAAGAACATTGGTCTGGAGTGGACTGGAATCCTCCAGCAGTTCTACGGCATCGAGCTCCCTTCTCCAATCCCAGCCCACGTCGTGGAGCTGATGATGGCGAGCTTCAAGATCCACAGGGCGGTGAGGGTCTTCCACAAGGACAACTACATCGACTGCCGCGCCTACCTTGAGTTCGCAGAGCACGGCCACGAGCACCCGAACGAGCCTTTCGTTCGACACAAGTTGTAGGCCCCCGCTTACAACTTCCTCTCCCTAGAGCTGCAAGCCGTTGGGCATCAAATGCCTGATCGCGGTTTTGTAAACCGTCGGTCGTCGGTTCGAGTCCGACAACTGGCTCCAGCCTCAATCACAAGGAAAGCCCCTCTATCCTTGTGGATTCTTGATGCCTCCGATGGTGCAGCTTGGTGCAGCTTGGTGCATCTATCGTTGACATTTGTGAGCGATCTCTTACAACAGACTTACAACGAGTCGACGGTTTTCCGAACCGCTGTCGACCAACGAAGCTGTGAAGGTCACGCTCAGGCGCATCAAAGACGGTGGCAACCCTGTCTGGCAGGTGCGGTATTGGCAGGGCGGACGGTACGTTCGGAAGCAGTTCAGGGATCGCGGGGCCGCTGAGAGCCACCGAGGGCTGCTGGAGCAGGAGTCCGATAGCGTCAGGCGTGAGGAGCTGCCCCCTTCCGAGAAGCTGTCCCTTCTGTCCGCTCACAGGAGGGCCATTGCTGGCGGCTACAGCCTCGCACAGGCGTGCGACGTGTATGAGCGCACCGTGGGTAGCAGCCTGAAGAGAATCGGGCTTGGTGAGGCGATCTGTGAGTTCCTAGCAGCCAAGGCATCGAAGGGGCTGCGACCCAGATCGCTTGGAGATTTGGAAGTGAGACTCAACAGGTTCAAGGTGAAGGTCGGAGAGGCCGTTCAGGTCTCGTCCATACCGACGTCTAGGATTGAATCCTTCATGGAGCGTGGCTGGGAGGCTCAGACTCGGATCAACTGGCTTGTCGTTCTCGGGAACTTCTTCCGGTGGTGCGTCCGAAGGAGGTACGCCCTTGCGAATCCGGTGTCTGAAATCGAACGCCCTCTTCTCGAGCCAGAGCAGCCAAGGCCGCTGACCGTGGAACAATGCTCCAAGATTCTTTTGGATACCTGTTCGATGAAGCCGCAGTTGATCCCGTATGTATCCATAAGCCTGTTCGCTGGCCTGAGGAATAGCGAGCTGTCGCGGCTGACGTGGAACGACGTTGACCTCAATCAGGGGGTGATCCGCGTTGAGGCTGGCAAGGCCAAGACCAGATCCAGACGCGTCGTCACGATCCAGACCAACCTCAAGGAGTGGCTCGCGATGGGCGGCAGGCTGCCCGCAAGGGTGACCAAGGCCGAGTGGATCAGGATCAGGCCCGAGGGCTACAAGGTGGACCAGATGCGCAGGACCTTCTGCACCTACCATCTTGCGGCGTTTGGATCTGCGGCAAAGACCGCACTCGAGGCCGGTCACAGGGAAGCGGTGCTGTTCCGGCACTACAGGGGAATTACCGACGAGGCCTACGCGCTAAGATTCTGGGATCTTTCACCCAAGAAGGTACTAGGCCTGCTTCGTGGCGATGCATCAGAGAACTCCCATGAAGCACCACACCAGTAGCAACCTAGACAGGTGTTGTACACCAACCCACTCACCACATGCCCAACCAAAGAGATCCAGACAAGCGGCTGCTCGCCACTTGGCTGAACAAGGAAGAGCTCAAGCGCTACAAGCAGCTGGCCAAGGAGGCTGGTATTTCGCTGAGTGACTATGTCAAAAACGCCCTCGAGAAGTTCGACACGACGCCACCGCGTCCAGCTCGCGCTAAGCGTCGCTGACTGCAAGAAGGTTCGCGCCAGGGCCAAGCGCCTAGGCCTTTCCACGTCCGCCTACATTCGACTCGCGCTGCACGTGTGCAGCAACCGCAAACACGGTTCTTGACGTCAGGTGTAAAACACCTATGCTGCTCACCTATTCCGAGGCCGCGAAGGCGCTGAGGGTGTCCGTGCGGACGATCAAGTCTTGGGCCAGAGCCCGATGCTTCCCTGTCGTCCGGTTGTCACAGCGAACCGTCAGAATCAGGCAGCGCGACCTCGATCGCTTCGTTGAGAAGCGTTGTAGATACACACATGTCCACTCCCACGTTCACAAAGGCCACTCGGAAGAAAGTCTTCCTGAAGCTGGCGGTCACCGGCCCTAGCGGCTCTGGCAAAACCTACTCCGCACTCCGCCTCGCTCGAGGCTTGGTCGGCCCCACCGGCAAGGTCGCACTCATCGACACCGAGAACGGCTCCGCCTCCCTGTACGCCGACAAGTTCGAGTTCGACACGCTCGATCTCGCGCCGCCATTCGATCACCAGAAGTTCGTCGAGGGCATCAGCGCGGCAGTTCAGGCTGGTTACCAGTGCATCATCATCGACAGCGCGTCCCATTTCTGGGAGGGCATCCTCGAGTACAAGAGCCAGCTCGACTCGCGTCCTGGCTCCAACAGCTACACCAACTGGCGTGTGGCTGGTGACAAGTTCTCCGACATCATCAAGGCGGTCCTGCAGTCTCCGGTCCACATCATCTGCTGCATGCGCTCCAAGATGGACTACGTGCAGGACGTCGACGAGAAGGGCAAGAAGTCGGTCAAGAAGGTCGGCCTCGCTCCGATCATGCGCGACGGCATCGAGTACGAGTTCACCACCGTCTTCGATGTGGCTCTGGACCATCGTGTCTCCGTGTCGAAAGACCGCTCCGGCCTCTTCGTCGACAAGATCTTCCAAGTCACAGAGCAGACTGGTGAGCTGCTCGAGCAATGGCGCAACAGCGGTGCTGAGTCCAAGTGGAAGCAGGACCTCGAGGCGGCCATGGAGAAGGCGAGCTGCGAGGCGGCGGCCAATGCGTTCCTCAAGCGCATCAACTGGATCGGAGAGGCTCAGACCTATCGCGATGTCGGCGAGGACAAGGCGACCAAGATCCTCAGCAACTTCGAGGGATTCCTGACCAAGATCAACGCATGATCGCCTCCGGAATCCATCTCGGTCTGGATGAGATCGAGTACAGGAATGATCCAGCGATCAGCGTATCGGACCTCAAGCCGATGCTGATCTCGCCGCGCCACTTCTGGGAAAAGAAGTTCGGCAAGCGCAAGAGGACCCCTCCGACTCCAGCCCAGATGCTGGGCACCTTGGTCCACATGGCTCTGCTTGAGCCGGACAAGTTCACCAAGCGCGTGCAGACGCTGCCTGATGACGCGCCCAAGAGGCCCACCAAGGCTCAGCAGGAGGCCGCCAAGCCATCGCAGTCGACGCTGGAGGCCATCCAGTACTGGAAGCTCTGGGAGGAGAAGAATCCGAATGCGCAGATCATCGATCAGGAGATGATGGATCAGGTCTGCGGCATGAGGGACTCGGTGATGTCCAACAAGGGCGCGGCCGAGTACTTCTCGAACTGCGAGACCGAGGTGTCCGTGTTCAACACGGTGCGCCTTCGCAACACAGTCGTGAGGGTGAAGGGACGCATTGATTGCGTTCCAAACGTCGCCAAGATCGTCGACCTCAAGACGGTCGGGTCTGGCGGGGCTCGCCGCGATGAGTTCTCAAAGTCGATGTGGGATTGGCGCTACGACCTGCAGGCCGCCTACTACCTCGACCTCCACAACCACCTCTTTGATGAGTGGGACCTCGACAAGAAGAAGAACGACTTCGTCTTTGTTGCCGTTGAAAAGGAGGCACCATACGCCGTATGCCTCCATCGAGTCTCAGCGCGAGTCCTCGAACGGGGACGCCGAGACTACTTAGCTCTCCTCGATCGGGTAGCCGAATGCCAGACGCTCAACGAATGGCCAGGGTACTCCGATGAAGAGGCAGAGATAGACCTGCCACAATGGGCCGAAAAGAAAAACACAAGTCCCTGACCAAGACCTGCATCAGGTGTGATCGAACCCTGCCGCTGGATGAGTTCTGGTCTAAGCGGCCCACGTGCGCTGACTGCGCTAGGGAATTGTGGTACGCACCTAAGGTAAAAGTAGACATCACCAAGAGCCCCAACTGGCCCATGATGGAACGCATGATCCGGCTGGGGCTCATCTCTTACCCCGAAGACGCATTTCCAGATGACGAGAATAGCAGCGATTGACCCAGGCAAGAGCGGCGGCATTGCATGGAACGATCAAGACAATGTCGTTCAGACCGCCAACATGCCGGACACGCCAACGGACATGCTCAGCCTCCTGCTGTCCCTGCGGGCTGGTGGAGTGACCACGCTGGCCATCGAGCAGCTTCCACGGTTCGTTGGAAAGAACATCCCGTCCTCCACCACCAGCGTTCTCTTTGAGAACTACGGAATCTGTATCGGTATCGCCCTCGCTCTCGGATTCCGGCTGGAACGTGTCGATCCGCACACGTGGCAGAAGGGTCTTGGAATCGGAACGGCAAGGAACTGCGGCAGTAAGCCCGAGTGGAAGCGCAAGCTGAAGGGAAAGGCTCAAGAGCTGTTTCCCCATCTGGAGGTTACACTGGCAACTGCGGATGCCCTGCTCATCTATGACTGGGCGGTGAAGAACAAGTCATAGCATCAGGCGATTCCCGCTTGCGCGGCTTTCGCATCCCATCACATTGAGCGCGTCCTCACCAAGGAGGACAAAGGGCGTAGCACCCCTGCAACACCAGTGAACACAACAGAGCCCCCAATCCAGCTAGTAGAGGATGGTTTTCCGATCACAGCCACAGTGATCGCGTGTACCTGTGCTACCCTCTGCTGGTTGGATTGGGGATTTTGTTGTGATCCATGAAGCTAGAAATTCTAAACCAAGATCATATCGAGGTATATGCATCTCCAGTTGGATACTGCTGCATCAGACAGCGCGATGAAGCTGCGCAGATAGAGCAGATAGTTCTTATCTCGCCAGCCGTCGTAGATCAACTTTGCAGCTTTCTTCAAACCGTGAGGGAAGAGGCAATCAGGAACCGCGCCAAGCACATTGAATGGTGCCTCAAGCAAAGGAGCGCGGAATGAGCTCAAAGAATAAAAGGAAAGCCCCTGCGTTTCAGCTTTACGCTGATGACTTCCTTGCCGGAACTGCAGACATGACGGCTGAAGAGGTCGGAGGTTTTATCCGATTGCTCTGCCATCAATGGGCTAAGGGTGGGCTACCTGATAGCGAAGAGCGTACCGGAATGATGGCGGGCCTAATGGGGTCGCCATCGCTTCGCTATGTGCTCTCTAAGTTCGACAAGGACCCATCCGATGGCCTGCTGAAGAACAAGCGTCTTGAGTCTGTCCGCTCCGAAAAAGACGCCTACCTCAGGGGCCAGAGCGAAAGCGGCCTGAAAGGGGCACTTGCGAGATGGAATTCATGCCGAGCCCATGGCGACCCCAATGGCGAACGTGTGGCGAACGGTGTGGCGACACCTATGGCGAACGGATCGCGAAACGATGGCTCTCCATCTCCTTCTCCATCTCCTATAAAAGAAGAAGAGGCTTTTGAGGCAAAGCTCGAAAAGCAGGCTCGCGAGCAAGAGGCCTACACTGTTCTCGAGGTCCTCAATGAGGTTTCAGGAAGGAAATATCGAGCTACCGATGGAAACCTATCCATAATCAAGGCTCGACTATCGGAGCCAGGAGTCGATGTCGCAGAGGCGATAAAGATGGTTAGGAGGCAGGCAAAGATTTGGATGCCTGATCCAAAGATGTCCGAATACGTGAGGCCTGAAACGCTATTTGGGAAATCAAAGTTCGACGGTTACTTCGCTAATCGAGATCTGCCAATTCAAAAACCACACCCTCAGCCGCAGCTTGCGTTCCAGCCTGAAAAACCAAAGCGCCCCCCAGGTGAGGAATGGAAGGACGCCCTATGAGCGATGAGAACAGCCCGCTCTACGCAGAGTCCGATGAGCTGGGCGTCCTAGGTGCCTGCCTGATCGGAGGCATGGACTCCACCGCCGAAGCCATGCCGCTCTACAGGGCCGGAGCCATCTTCAGTGCCGAATTACAGGAGATCTTTCAGGTAATAGCCGCTCTGGAGTCAGAAGGGGTGCCGCCAGACATGCTCGCCGTGGCGCGGAAATGGCCCGCCATTCATTCCAAGAAGCCGATCCCTAGCCTGACCCTCAACCGAGCCATAGAGGCCTGTCCTAGCGCCGCCAACCTCGAGTTCCATGCCGTCGGGGTCAGGGAGGCCTTCCGCAGGAGGCGGATCCGAGAGATCGGCATCAAGCTTTCGGCCGATTCCACCAATCCGGTGAAGCCGGTGGAGGAGGCGATCTCTGAGATGGAGGCTGGGCTGATCAGCTGTGACCAGTCCCAGAGCAACCTCAAGTCCTCCAAGGCGGTCATGTTGGAGCTCATCGACGACCTTCAGGAGCGTTCCAAGCGCAATGGGGATATCTCAGGGATATCCACAGGTTATCGGAAGCTGGACCGGATGACCGACGGGCTGCAGCCAGGGGAGATGTTCCTCGTGGCGGCTAGGCCTTCCATCGGAAAGACCGCGCTGGCCACCTCCATGGTCTGCTCGATGTGCATCGGGGCCAAGGTGCCGACGCTCTTTGTGACCTGCGAGATGTCCGAGCCAGCCATAGCGCGGCGCATCATGGCTTCGGTAGCCTCGGTCTCCATGGGATCGCTCAAGCGGGGCAACCTGACCCCGCCCGAGTACCAAAGGGTCTTCGCGGCGAACACCAAGATCGCCAATGCACCACTCCACTACTGCAATGCCGTGTCAGGAATGACCTCGGCTCAGGTGGGGGCTGAGATCCGCAGGGCAGTCCGGAAGCATGGCGTGAAGGTTGTGTTCGTCGACTACCTGCAGAAGGTGCTGCCGACCAAGCGACACGAGAAGCGCACCTACGAGGTGGCCGAGGTCTCCTCCAAGCTCAAGGCGATCGCGGACTCCTGCAAGGTGTCGGTGGTGGCTCTGGCCCAGCTCAACCGCGAATCAGAGAAGGAGAAGGGGAGGGTGCCGCGCCTATCGGATCTGGCGGACTCTGGACAGATCGAGCGTGATGCCGATACGGTCTGTCTTCTGACACGAAACAGAGAGGAATCTCGTGGCGAGGCTCAGCTGCTCGTCGCCAAGCAAAGAGACGGCGAATGCGGATCTGTTGGGCTCTGGTATGAGGGGCCATTCTGCCGCTTCGACGACAATCCAGAACTCAAGGAAGTACCATGAAGAGACTGCTTAGTTACCAGACACGAGTGTTTAACTGGCAACGCGATGTTGCTGGCCAACCAGTGACCACAATCCGAACCCAGCGTGACCCAGCCTTCTACGACAAGCAGCTGGGCTACGTGTACAGTGAGTGGTTCGACGAGTACCTTCCGCACTCCATAGACTACTCGAAGGCGCTCGCCGAGAACGCGCAGGCCCTCCTGCTACGAACTGCGGTCAGTGCCGATTCGCTCATCGAGTCGTCCAAGCGCATCGAGGGCATGAGGATCGACCTTGCCGACGACGTGGGCGATGTGGCCTTCACGCTGCTGGGTCTTCTGAATGCGGCGGCCCTTACCGTGAGCAACACGCATGGAGGATTGCCCACATTCACGAGCCTCGCATCGGAAGAGCTCGCGGTCTCAACGGATCTCTCTGAGCTCTCCAAGGGGGCTTCATTCGACACCGCTGGACGCGTGGAAAGCTCACTCCTCAGCCTGATGAGGATCTCCGACCTGATCGGGTTCTCGTTCTACGAAGCGCTGGAGGCGGTGTGCGATTCCAACGACACCAAGCTCTGGACCGAGGAGGAGGTCTCCCACAACATGGACAAGGCATCCGAGAACGGCTGGGTGATCACGCGTCTTCATGGACGCACCGGACGCTGCTTCAGGGTCAATGCCGTGAACATGAAGCTCATCAAGAGCCCGTCCTTCACGCCTCCTGATCTGAAGCGTGCAGTTTTCGGATACACGATGTTGACGTAATCCAACAGGTGTTTTACACCTCAATCACACATGAGCGAAATCGTATCGAAGGAAGAGCTCAATGAAGCTCTGCATGGAGACAAGAAGGTGGAGTCGTGTCCGGTTCACGGAGATGAGCCTCCCGCAATCAACGTGGGTGGACTTCTGATGGCTAAGCATGACCTTGATGGCCGCTGGTGCATCTGCTGCCTGTTGGAGTTCGCAAAGAAACACGGATGCCACCGCCTCACAGCATGAAGAAATACAGAAACAAGTCCAAGCACAGCACAGTCGTCACATTCGTCTGCAACGCGGAGCATCGCGTCGCCGAGATGAAGTCTCGGGTCGTTATCTACGAGAGGAACGGCCGGTACTACTCGCGCAACTCGGTGGAGTTCTATGCCAAGTTCGAGCCGATCGGCGACGATTCGTCGGGACATGACGGTTGATTTTGGATGCTAGGTGTTTAACACCTTGGGCATGTCGAACGCCAGAGCAGAAGGAAGGACACTGTTAGCACTATGGGTATCACAGCAGCAGATGAGACTGATAGACAGGCAGGCAACCTCTCAGGGCCTCAATCGAAGCCAATGGGTTCGATTGATGTTGCTCGGAGAAGGTCCTCAAAACACCTTGCCTACATCACGGTCGGCAAAGACCAAGTCAGGGTATGGTTCAAGGATGGGGCGCTCTGCTTCAGGCCGAAGCACAAGCGCAAGATAGAGAAGCTCAGCCTTGGGGCGGCTTACGACGTGGCCTGCGGACAACTACAATTCTTCTATGGGAAAGATCATTGAATCGATGACAAGGGTCCCGCTGAGTGGCGGGCGGGTGGTACGTGTCTGGCGCGAGGAGACCAAGCTCAAGCCGGAGTACGAGAACAACGACGTGGTGCTGTCCATCATCGCCAACAGCCAGATGGATCAGGACAAGCTCGCGGAGCACATCTGCAAGCTGGAGCGGATCAACGCGGTTGAGGTCATCGACGCCAAGGGCAACGGCGTGGTGTACTACCCCAGCTGGCCATGAGCGAACCCCTCCAGTGGGAGGACGTCCTCTCAAAGGGAAACGAGGCTGGTGTCCCAACCTTCACCACGATCCTGTCTGCGCTCGTTCTGGAGAACGGCGGGTCCATGTCGGTCTCCGTGATGAGCCTCAGGGAGCTCGTGAAGGGCTCCTCCTCGTTGAGGCTTGTGGCTGAGGTGGACTCCGGACAGCTGGTGGTCTCGCTGATGCAGGACGGATCGGACAACTGATGGGCTTCAGCGCAACCACAGAGAGCGGCAAGGCGTACATCAAGCATGGGTGGGACGCCTGCGCTGCCGTGGAGCGTCACATCATCGAGGGAAAGATCTCCGTCAACATCTTCGGATTTCCGGACGAGGAACCCAGTCGGATGGACGCCATCATGGTGGATAGGGCCACCAAGAGGATCTTCGGAACCCTAGAGATCAAGTCCCGCAATCTGACCGAGGAAGCCTTCTCGAAGCGTTACAACATGGAGCTCTTGGTCAGCTTCGACAAACTGCAGAACTCGTACTGGGTCGTGAACCGATTCAGGGTGCCCCACTGGCTGATGATCTACTGCATCCCGAGCGGGGTCGCCTTCCTGAAGAAGGTGTTCACGCTGGGGAACGGCAGGGACTTCAGGCCTCTGGTCGAGTCCAACTTCAGGACCAAGACCGAGATGTCACTGGTCACGCACAACAGCAGCGAACACAGGGAGGAGGCGCTCTCCTACGTCGACATGCGCGGCGCGGAGCGTGTCCACGTGAAAAGAAACGAACTTCCGTTTTGACTTTGTCACTGGGTGTAATACACCTAACACCTCACATGCTTCCATCCATACTCAAAGGCATCATCAAGGATCTCAAGAGCGGCATGACCATCAGCCAAGTCGTGCGTTCCAGACGCTGCACCACCAAGGAGATCATCGATGTCGCCGACAAGCATCTCGGCATCAAGATCAAGTCACCCTACGAGGGCCGAAAGAAGGGCGGCTGGCCGGTCAAGATCACCGACAAGCAGGTGACCTCCATGAGGAAGGACAAGGCTGGCGGCATGAGCTACAAGGAGATCGCTTTCAAGTACAAGTGCAGCGTGTCGCACGCGAACATGATCATCGGTGGTCGTCGCCGAAAGGACGTGGCCAATGCTTGAGTCAGACTACAAGGCGATCGTCACCAAGGTGGTTGAGTCGCTTGGCGAGCACTTCGACACGGTCCATGTCTTTGCAACGGTCCATGATCCAAGCTCGGACGGTGGAACGGTCAACGTGAGCGCTGGCATCGGCAACTGGCTGACTCGGTACGGTCAGGTGAAGGACTTCGTCATCAGGACCGAGGAGCATTCCAAATGCGACGTGTGGTTTGAGCGCAACGGAGACGGCAACAACGAAGAGGACGACAATGAAGATGGAGACTGACACTGGAGAAGGCGGACAGTTCCGCTTCAAGATCAACTCTCGCACCGTCATGGAGCTCACCGAGGAGGGCATCTTCTACAAGGGTGAGCAGGTGGCGGATGAGCACCTGTCCAAGGCGCTCAAGGAGCTCGTTCAGGAGATGCAGCAGACCAAGACCGCAGACGATGTCCTGTTCGCGCTGAAGGGCGGAGACGCAAAGGTGCGGCATCTGGAGCGTGTCGTCAGGGATCTCGAGGTCCAGAACAGCAGGCAGGCGCTTGAGCTGGCAGCAAAGAACATTGAGATCAAGGAGCTGAAGTCCACCGGCAAGCCATCCGTGACTGTGAGTTCGACGTCCGGAACCACGGCGTGGCATCAGCCGATCGACGCGCTCAGGAACATCGCATTCGGGAGCACTACATGAAATCGAAGGTAATCAGAACGGCCGGAGACCGCCGCTTGGACGGCTTCTACTTCGTCAACTACGAGAAGACCAAGTACGGGCTTCAGGAGAAGTGGGCCTCTCCAGAGCGCTGGAAGAAGATCAAGGAGTACAGCAAGGCGTACCACAAGAACAGGCGTCGCAAGAACAGAAAGACACCACCGGCATGATCTCTTGGATATGGGCAATGCTGTGGTTCACCTTCGTGGTGAACCCAAGAGGGGCGACGCTGGTTGAGGGCGACTTCTATCAGCTCAAGGTGAAGGCCAACCGACCCAGCACCTACCAGTGGTACAAGGACGGCAGGCCGATCCCAGGAGCCACCAATGGAATCCTCACGATCCACCACATGCTGGAGGGCGATGCTGGTGTCTACGTGGCCACGGCAACGCATGATGGCACTACCATAGAGACGCGCTCCGAGGTAATCGCCTACAGGCCCCTGATCCGCATCCGCATCGACGGAAACATGGTCACGCTGACGCCGCAGAGGTCCGGCTCCAAGATCCACTACACGACTGATGGATCCGAGCCCACCACGAACAGCACGCTGTACTCTGGTCCATTCAAGGTGCAAAGCTGGGCCGAGCTCAGAGCGTGCATCGGAAACATTGAAATGGACTCGGTGATCGTAAGAGCAAGGAAGGGATCTGAATCATGGACCCGCTGAAGCGCATCGGAATCTCAAGGGAGCAGGTCGCTGCTCTCACTGGGGCAAAGCTGGAGAAGCCAGTGGA